AATCCCCAAAGATCTTTAATCTTATTAACAACTTCTTGTGGATTTTGTGTAAAATCCTTAATGTTTGTTTTTATTGCTTTCTTCTTCTTTTCTTCAAGCTCTTTCACAGCTAATGCGTTTTCTTCTTCAAGTAGTTTAAGCTTCTCTTCATATTCCTCCACTATTCTTCTTTGTTCATCTATTTGTTTCTGGTGGAACATATTTAGAATTCTAATGTCTTCTTTGTGATTTTCTGCTTGAGCCTCAATTGCTGCTTTGTATGCGCTTGTACTCTGGTATGAATAAACCGAAAAGACGGAGAGCGCAATAATCGCCACCGTCTTCCAGTTCTTTAAGAAATCTTCTAGCAGATTAGACATCAGTGGTTTAAGCACTAGGATATCCTCTAAGTTTTACGATTGCATCGATAACACCTTGACTTCCAAGATAGATTGCTGAGATAATAACCCAGTCTCCACTTTCTAGACCTCCTGATAAGGTTAGCGCTGTTGCGGTTACCCATACTAGTAGCTTTCTAGAAATTGCTTTTTCGAGTGCTCTATCTGCTGCACCTTTGATCATGTTTTTCATTTTTTGATACCTCCCATTTTAGCATCCTTCATTAATTAGTTAAAAATAAAATTACTCTACTCTTACCTGTGCGTATTCTCCATTCTTTTCTATAAGAATCTGTGTATCAACACAATCTTTTAAGTTATCTAAGTGGGTAATAAGGACTACTGTTTTAAAATAACACTTGATCATATCAAGAATTCTTACAAAACCTTCCATGTTGCCTTCATCCAAGGCAGTGCCTGGTTCATCAAGTATAAATATATCCGACTTTGGCAACGAAGAGACAGAAAGCAGTGCTAGGCGGATGGCCATGGCCGCAATTGACTTTTCTGCTCCCGAACCCATACTAAGCGGTCGAGCATCATGTTTGGGGTGTTTGATGTATATGTTTAGGCGCTTGCCTTCATTCTCAAAGAACACCTGAAAATCAACAATATTGGCAAGAACCTTTGCGATCTCTTCGTTGATGACTGGAAGCTTGCTTTTAATGATCCCATAAGCTAATCCGTTTGGATGCATTGCCTTCATATATAGATTATAGGCAGAGAACTCTTCTTCTAGTTCTTGGAGATCTTTGATATTCTTCTTAGTATTCTCAACCCTTTGTTCTAAAGAACCAATGCCTCGACTAAGCTCCATGAGAGATTCGTTGCATTCATCTTCTTTAGATAGGAGTTGATTCTTCTGAGCTTCTGCTAGAGATTTTGCTGCAACCAATTCTTCAAAATTATCAATTGCTTCTTTATTTTCTTCTTGTAAAGAAATCGTTTTCTCCAAAGAATCTATCTCTGTTTCGAGGCGAGTCTCCACTTCATCATCACGAGAGATAATGAGATTAGATGATTCTGTTTCCCTCTCGATATTGGAATATAGTTCAACTGCATGCTCATATTTGTTTAACAAATCTTGAACTTCTCTCGGATTAAGATTTTCTATTTCTCTATCGTAGTTTCCGATTAAGACTCCAAGGTCGGTGATTTCTTTTTCTTCATCCGGTATTCTTGCTTTTGCCGCGTAGGCATCCGAAATGAATTTGCAAGTTGGAAACTTTGTTCCACAAGGTATATTCTCAAGTAACTCAACCTTTCCTTGACATCTTGTTAGTTTTCTGTGCTTAATTCCAAGTTCAGAAGTTAGATCTGTTACTTTTTGATTTAGATCTTCTATCTTATTAAACTTTTCTTTAACCTCTTCAATATCGATACTTATAAAAAGCTTATCAAGTTTTTGCTTTTTAGTGATGTTGGACTTAATAACCTTTCTGTTATCTTTAAGGCTTTCCTTAATCCCAAAAAGTTGCTTCTTCTTATCAATAACCTGTACTTTTAACTTTCCAATATCTGCTATATCTTCTGGAATATTATCTATTTTTTCTTGGATTTGTATTACAAGATCTGCCTTGTCATCTATCTTTGTTTTATAAGACTTACACATTTCTTTATAGTTATTAAGATTAGTCCTACATTGCTCTAGATCTGATTCTGCATCTTCTAGCTCTTCTTTGTAGGAATTGTTCTCTAGCTTTCGTATGGCGCCTCGAAGGTCTGCGCTATCTTCTTTCGCAAGGTTAAACTTAGTTTCAAATAATTCTAGATCTAGAAATTTAGCTAAGACTTCTTTTCTTTTTGTTGATCCCTCTTCAATAAAAGATAAGGCGCCGAACTGAGAAGACATGGAGGTTAATAGGAAATCATCAATAGTTCCAAAGTTTTTGCGAATTGCTGCATCTGTTTGGTTTCTAGTAGTGCCGTTAAGAGAGGATCTCTCGCCAGTATTTCTATCAACAACCTCAAAATCTAATAAAGTTTTTGCTTCCTGAGTCTCTGATCCCTTGAGGCGCTTAGTGTATTTCTCTGCTCTGCGATGGATATAATAATCTTTATTTCCAGAAGTTATACATAATTTAGTATCACATTCGCTTTGATGCTGGTTGATAATGTTAATTGTTTTTCTTTCATTCTTGGAAGTAGTATTAAATACTGAGTATAATAGACTATCTATTACACTAGATTTGCCGCTGAAGTTCTTCCCGAAGATGCCAACAATGCCTTCGAGTTTATCAAAGTCTATATAATTGTTTTTTCCGTAATTAAAAAGGTTATGCCATTCAAGTGTTCGAACTCTCCAATTAACATTTCTCAGAACATCTTCTTTTTCCTCGGCCATTCTGTTGTATTTTTGGTTGAGATCTAAAACTTTCTCAACTAGTTCATCTTCAGCATTAAAATCTTCAAGATATTCACAAATAAGTTGTTTCTGTATTTTTGGATCTCTAAGATTTAATGAGAGATTTTCTTCTTCGGAGCCTCCGAGTTGTTTGTTTGATCCTGCCTTGCTAACATAGGTAACACTTTCGGCGTTAAATCTGTGTCGTGCAGCGTCGACGGCCTTACTAACAACATTAATTGGAAGATTGGTTTTAGAAATAAGTCGAAGTCTAGCCTTTTCTGGTATATTGTTCAGTCCTCGTGGAAATTTGCCACCCTGAGTTAGCTCAATACTTATAAAGGGGCGAGGATTGTGTAGCTTAATATGTCGACATGTGAAAGTATCCTTATTTTCAATCTCCCAAATAAGAAAACCCTTGTCGTTAGTCTCTCCAAAGTTCTGCTGTACTGTAGAGCCTGGGTATCTGATTGTTCCTTTTAAATTTAGCTGCTGATTTGTCTTGTGAATGTCTCCGAGGAATGCATAATCGTGCTTATCAAACACGCGGACGGAATGATCTGTGTGTTCCATCGCCCAGTTGGTGTCTGTTTTCGAACCAGCTATACCGCCATGGTATAAGGCGATGTTAATCTTGTTTAAATCAGATGGGTCGACCCAATTATCCTCGTCAAAAACGGATAATACATTAAATGTTACAATATTATCTAATGAAAACTCTCCAGAATTCTTAAGAAGGTGCAAATTCTTATGATTTAGGGCTGCGACAATGGGAGTAATGGCGTCTTGGCGACTAGAATTGCGTAAATTTCCGTCATGATTTCCCAAGATTAACACCGTTGGCGCAATATCTGCTAGATTTGAGAGGAAATTTGAACACATTTCCACAAATTCTGGGCTTATTTGGGTCTTTGTATGGGCGATATCGCCGCAATGAACGATATAATCAGGCTTTTCTACCCTTAGTTTTTGGTATAAATCATCGAATGCGACCCTATATTCGTAATGATATTTAAGATTTCTGATATGTGTGTCACTTAAATGTGCAATTTTCAAGCGTACTTCTCCTGTTTATAATAGTATAACATCAATCGCGAGGACTGTCAAGTATTATTTATAAATCCAGTGCTAATTGGTCAATGACATCTAGAACTTTTTGCATGTCACCCTCAACACGCGAGTGGGATGCACTGGCTGTTGATAAATTGGATATTTTCATTACTTGATCTCTCATATCATCGAGCATGACTTCGATTGTTTTTTCTATCGGAATTTCTCCCGCAGGCATTTCGTCGGGGGCGCCTAAACTAATATCGGTGTTTGGTCTGCCTCTAGAAGTTTTATTTTTGAAATCAACAGGGACAACTTCACCTTCCAGCAAAGCCTTAATTTCTTGTTCAATAATTATTTTTAGTTTACTCTTAGTTATTTTCATTGTTAGTATCCAGACAAGAAGTTTGAGTCTCTAGCAAAGTTACGAGTGTATCAAGCTTGGTGAGAATATCATCCAACTTTTCTGTAAGAGCGCCGGCGGCGATTTCCTCTAAGTCTGGATCGACTGTAATTGTTAGTATTTCTTCTAATCTAGTTAAATCATTAGACATTTTGTGTCCCCCTATAAGCTTATGTTTGTTATAGCTTGATGTAAATAGTTTGTCTCATTTATAAATGTTGCTTTATTTAATACTTTTGTAAACTGTTTTTTTGTCATCTCGCCAACATCCTCAAAGCCTTCTGTATCTATTTCTCTAACTTCAATTCCGTATTTAAGAAATAGCTTTTTTATTCTCGAAGACTTCTTTGTAGCGTCTGCATCGAGGGCTAGTATTACTGGAGTATCGTTTTCCACTATCTTCCGAAATAGCTTTCCTCTTTCTGTTAAGTTTGATCCAAGAATTGGAATTGCGTTTTTTCCTGCCTTGATTGCATCAAAGACACCTTCCACGATGATGACTTCTTTATCAAAGTTAATCATTAATTCATTAAATACAATATTTCTGCTTACTGGTGGGTTTAGATATCGTCTAGGGTGTCCATCGAATGATCGTGCTACAAAGTAACTTATGTTGCCTTGTGTGTCAAATGAGGGGATAATGACGCGGCTTTTGTATGGTCCCGTGGAACAATAGCCCATGCGCCACCAGAGAGCGTCTTGTTGGGTGATTCCCCGCTTTATAAGGTATGATTTGGCCTTGCGGTAAGACAAGCTAGTAGAAGGCTCAGAAAGGGTCTTGTAGCCCTCGGGAAGAGGTACAACCTGGAGTTCTTCAGTTTCCTCGCCGGTAATGGCGTTGAACATGTCTACACCGAAGCGGCTGAGTGCTGGTGCTGTGCCTGTTAGCTCTCTCCATTGGTCCTTTTGTTTGAAAGAACCAAAGCGTCGGATTAGGCGATAAATGTCTTTGGAGCCAGTGCCGCATACCCAGCATTGATATGCGTTCTTTTCTAAATTGACAGATAGTTTCTTTTTGTGATGATTACAGAAAGGACACTGGAAAAGTGATTCTTCTCCGGATGTATAGAAGTCTCCGAGAATGTTCCGTAGAATCTTTAGCTGTTCTGTCATGTATATATTATAACTTAGATAGGATTGCTTGTCAAGTTAATTTAAAATATTTGATTATGTACTTGGCTCCATATTACTAACATTAAAATCTTTGATTGCTGGACTCAATGTTTTTATAATAAATTGGGCGCCTCCGTACAATTCGGTTAATGCATCCCAGACTTTCATCACGCCGCCGCTTATTACGTCTCCAAGTACGCTCTTTAGGGCGCCTTCAACCTTTTCCTTTATAAACCCAATTACTTTTTCTTGAATTTCTGTAACAAACCATGTTACGAAAACTTTAATAGTTGCATCAACAGGGCCTGCTTCGGGGCCGGCTGCAATGATAGGTAAGAGATCAGCTATTTTTCCTAGACCATCTTCAACTAAACCTCCCATTTTATCCCATATATATTGTAAGGCAAGCGCAAGTGCGGTGACGCCTATCGCTTTTTGCAGGCCGGAGAAATTTTTAATGCGGGTCTCCACTTCATTGTACCATTTCAAAACTGTCTTCGCAGCTTTTATGACAGGAGATAAAATCTTGCGTGATATATCAGAAAGATTATCTAAAAGGGCTCCGAGTTTATCTCGAATAATTATAAAAAATTTTAATATTGGGCCAGCGTCTTCGTCGGCGGCTTCATCTACTTCTTTATAATAATCTTCAATTTCATTTGGATCTGACCAGACTGTATGCAAAGCTTTTAAGAAATCCTTAATCTGTCCTGGCATTTCTTTAACATCTGACCAAAATCCTTCGAAGAGCATTTGTTCTTGAAGAATCTGATTTTGTAAATGAAAAGAATAAGGGTGCGATTCATTAAGTGGGATAGGAATTCCCAGAACCTTTGTGATATAAGCTTCATTGGCTAATAGGGCATCTCTTTTTTCAAACTTATTCCAACTTTCCATTATAACTTGCATTTCAGACATCTTTAGTTTTCTCCTGCAATAAATAGTATCCTGCTTTGGAAATAACTATGGCGTCTACAATGTCATAATAATGTTGTTTGTCAAGTTAACTTAAAATATTTGAAGTCTTGATCCAACATCCGAATAATGGGCAAATAGATCTGGGTCTGTATTTTCCATATCTCTTATTATATCCGTTGATGCCTGTAAAACACCTTTGAGGCCCGAGTCGAGAGCTTCGAGATCTTTTAAACTAAAAGTTTCTGAACTTTGTTGAGCAGTGTCTAAAATTTTAATAGCTTTTCCAAATAATAAATGTGTATCAACCACTTCTGCTCCTCGTGCGACTTTATCTTCGGCATATTTGTGGATAAACCCTCGAACTGCTTCATATTCATCCTGGGACAAGGGGGAACCTCCATGCTCAACTGCTGCCATCGCGTCGTTCGAACCTAGATAGCTTGATACAGAATATAATACTAAAGCAACTACTACCATTTTTATTGCAAAGCAAATCATTTTGTGGGCTGCACAAAATTTCTGCATCTTATCCCACAGATTTGAGGCTAGTTTTATAGCTGGCATTATTGCTTTTTTAGTTTTTTGAACTATCTCTATTGCCTTAAAAATTGCCATAACAACAAAGTCGTTTACTTTCTTAGAAGCCTTCGCATACAAATCCTTGCCGGCAGCTACACCTTTTTTAAGAATCTCCAGTACCCCTTCTTCTAATAACTCGTTATATTCATTTAATAAAAACGCTTCATAATGCTCCACTAAAAGTTTGTCTGATGAAAATCTTTTCCAATTCTCCATTATAACTTGCATTTCAGACATCTTTAGTTTTCTCCTGCAATAAATAGTATCCTGCTTTGGAAATAACTATGGCGTCTGCAATGTCATAATAATGTTGTTTGATGTTACCGAATCGCGTGTATTCAACTTCAAACATTTTTTCGTTATCAATACAATGTTGCATGACAACTAGCTTCGCTTTAGTTCCTCTGGGAACTTTTAAACCCACAAGCTTTCTTGCTTCTCCGGCCATGATATGCTGGGGAGTTAAGGTAAACTCGTGATAACAGATCCAAGAAACAATTCCATTAAACTTCTGCAACGTTGCCATTGTTTTGGCGGAGGAGCCTCCGGAGTTAAAAAATGTGAAGGGCTGCTCGATAAAGATATGAGTTATCTGGTATTTTGAATATAGAGATACAAGAGTATCTTCTATCTTCACTGCCTTCTGATAAATGTCTTTTATCTTTTTGAGATCTATGTGTTCAATGTGAACAAGTTCTCCGTCTTTATTTAATACGGCGAGGCCTGTTACACTTGTGCTTACGTCTAGTCCAAGTATCATTCTATATATTATAACCTACTTTTTACTAAATGTCAAGTTTTAATTTAAATGTAAAGTCTCTTTCTTCTGTTTTCTTTACTGGAGTTGCTAGATTTGCTATGCCTATTAAATTCCTATTCTCGTCGTAAATACCCACTTTTGATATATAAGTTGTTTTTTCAAAAGAGCCGGTTGGATCTGCGTATGGTGTTTTCACAGTATTCTTAATTGTTTTTTCTTTCTCGGAGTAAAATAGGGAACTTGTTGCTGGCTCTAATGCTTTATCGCCATAATCAATAAATGTTGGGTTTGAAGAATAATTGATCTCGCCTCTTTCAGCATGCGCTAGCATCGTGATTGTGTTGGCGTAAGTTGTTCCATTAAAAACAATGCGGGACGAGATCTCATCATCGGGTGTTGAACCATCATTTGCGCCTTCAGCGAAATCTAGCCACCCCTTGCTGTCGGTAAGTTCCCAGGAGCCAGTTAGGAGGATAACTCCCTGGTCGTATAGGCAAACCCCCGCGATATCGCCGTCATTTGTATCGACGGCGCCGGAGCTTTGAATTAATTCTCCGTTTCTTTTAGAGTCGGTTAATCGTCCAGCAAGTGATCCACTACAAAAGAAGTCTAAAGATATACTTCCTTTTTTGATTGTTGAGCCATAAAAGAGAGAGGGAATATAAATAACATTTATTTCCTGAGTTGCTTTATCTCCGAGGCTGGAGTTATATGCGTAATGTTTTGAAAGCTTTTTATTATAATCAAGCGTATTTCTTAGAGCATCAACATGTCTGCGAGGCAAAGATGCTCCGGTGTGTTCCCTGGTGATGCTTGCTGATAGCGGGTAAGAGCCTGTGATCATATCTCCGTAATTAAAATCTTGATTAAACTCGCTTGTTGTAACTGTTCCAAAAGAGGAAAGCGTTCCGTCTTTTGTGATGAAGGGATATATTAGTCCTGTTTGTGTTTCATTTCTGTCAACGTTTAATTCGTAAAGACTCACATGTCCTGTCGGTATATTCGGAACATTGTCGGTAAATACACCAGTCAGGGCATTTTCATTTTGATAGTAGATTGAACCAGATGTGCTTGTTAACGGAGAATGTACATCAAACTGAACCTTTGGGTGCATTTTGAGCCTATTATATATGAGGTCGTTTTCGTTGAACTTCTTAAATGCCATAACACTTATAACTAGTCCTTTGCTTCATTTGCCTTTACTTTCGAAGAGATTGAGTGCATAAGATCCACATAATTCTTCAATAGTCCTTCTCTTTTTTCTTCATCGTCCTCGTCGCTCCATGCCCAAGCATAAGTTCCAGACGCCTGTTTAATTTTGTTTTGAACTGTTGAAGCTTCTTCCTGGAGAAGTTTAAGTTGGCTATCTCGTAAGGGTGGAAGGCTTATTTCTAACTCTAATGCAATTTGGCTTAATTGATAAAAGTTTCCTGCTTTAGCTTCTTTCTGGGCTTTGATGAATAATTCTGTCTTTTCTTTCTGCTCTTCTTCAGATAGTCTGAGAAGTTTGTCGGGATGACACATGAGGGCGATCAGCTTAAAAAGCTTTTTTAGGTCTCTGTCTTTAATCTCGACAATTTCTGATTCGAGTATTTCTAATGAGTCCGATGTCTTTGGGTTTTGAGGTTTCGGTGCTGCTCCTGCGAATAAATCAATCTCGCGCTCTTCGCAGTATGCGGTAAGCGCTTCCTGGAATGATACAGAGGCGCCTTCTAATTCTTCCTCGTGAAAATCTAGCTCAGAATATAGATACTGAAGTTCTAGTATCAGGTTCTTGTATTTGCGCTGCAAGCGCCTCATCTTGCGTATGCCTTTGCCGGCGGACATTTTAGTAGTCCATTCTTACGCGAAGGGTCAGGGCATTGGAATCTGTTTTCTTAATTGGCTCTGAGAGTTTTGCGACAGCTAGAAGCTCATTGTCTGCTGAATAAAGGCCGATTGTTGTGATGTAGGAAACAGGTTGGTCAGATGAAATGTTCTTGACTGTTACCCTGCTATCACTTACATATGTTGGATTAGATGAGTAATTGAACTCATTTGGGTTGAGGCGACAGAAGTAAATTGTAGAGTTAAGCTCTGTTGTGTTGTTAAAGCTATTATCGGTCCATTCACTTCGAACTGAATCTGCGGCGCCAGAGATGGAAAGTGAGCCCGTAAAATCAAGGTATTCACTAAATGTATCTGCTGAAGATGTGAGCACTGCTATACCCGCTTGATAATAGATGTGACCAACAACACTTCCTCCGCCATCTGATGCAGTGTAAAGTAGACCATATTCACCAGCGGGTGAGTTGATTTTGTAAGAGTTCTGGGCGCCTGCATCATATAGTGTATTGGTTGTTAATTCTAAAGTATAAGAACCTTTCTTTACTTCATCCTTAGTTAGCAACCTGGAATAGTTTAGGAAAACACATTCGTTCATTGTGTCTCCGCCTGCTGCATAATTGCCGTCTAGATCAAACTTTCTAATGCTGCTGGTTACATCGTAGCCTGCTAGAACTTGTGCCATTTGATTATAAATGTTTCTCTTTTTGGCGTCTTGTGTGTTGGTTGCTCCTGTACTAGAAGTTACATAGCCATAAGTTATATCAAAGATGTGGTTTGAAGAAGCGCTTAAAACAGGGTAGTCGTAGACACTCTGAAACATACCGTGAGTATAATTCTGAATGTTTTCATCATCATATGTTCCCGACACGATTGTCCCCGTTAGTGGGATTGCTTCGTTTAGCAAAGTCTTAGTTTGCGCCACGTCGTTGTTTGTTAAATTTTTAAATACTGTTGCCATTTTGTTTTACCTTTTATAAATTAGCTTGCGTTCTTGTGGAGTCTTACAGGAATGTCGATTCTGTATCCAGTGGTTAAGCCGGTTACTCTTACTGTTGTATCAATGAAATAGTCAGTGGTGTCAGCGGTGTCTCCCAATAGTGTAAAGAAATAGTTTGTACTTACAATATCTTCTGTGGGCTGTAACCTAAACCTCAAAGTTGTTCCTCTTGGGCCGGCAATAACTTGCTGATCGGTGGTGCCCGTTCCGCTTTCCGCAATCGTTTCAGAACTTGTGTTATTATCAACAAAGTTACTATCAGTTGCGAGAGTTACCGTATAATTTGCGATTTTGTCATCATCAATAAATGACTCTTGTGCTGGAGACGGAGTGCCGATTCCTGGAATTAGCTGGATTAATCTAGAATCTAATTCTACCATATATTTTGTTTCTTGTAAATCAGATGATAAGTCTCTGGTTGGGCTAATTTCGTCTGTGTCTAAACCCTGGTCTAGCCTGATTGGTGTGAAGTTCGCCAGGTCATAACCCGAAAGATAGCTTTTGGCTGAAGCGGGGGTACCTGGGCCAGATGGGAGTACATTTGTTACTTTAATATTAAATATATTATTTGATCCCATTACGGCTGAAGTAGATGCTGACTCATTCAACTCTATAACCGGTAGATATAATAGGTTAGAGTTTGGAATACTAATAATCTTAGAATTCATCGTTGAGGTGTTATTTGTGAAAGCCTCCAAAACTGGGGTTTGTAGAATCTCCAAATCGTAATATGCTGACCCACTGGCATGATTCTTATCATACAAGTTGTAGTCGATCTCGTCATCGCCAAGTGCGAATTTCTGAATCTTGAAAGAACCGTCGCCCTTTGCTAAACGCATTCTGCCGGTGTCTGTTAATACGGCATCTAGTATGATGTCGCCTGAATTATCTAAAAAGCCCATTTATAACTCTCCTAATGTAAATAGTATTATCAGTAAATAGTTCTATTGTTGTTTTCATTTCTTCTCTTTTAGTATAAATCCAACATTAAAGTCTATTTGTTTGCCCGATCTCTTCGAAGTAAGCCTTATTTTGAATCTCGAAGGCTTATCTTCTGAACTGAAGAGGCTTTCGCCTCCGGTAGTTCCAAGAGTTGGTGCCGAATCAAAGTCCGTGCTATCATAGTTAACGGCGGACTGTGCGAAGGTTGGTACAACTCTAAATAGTTTTTTCATACTCTTTGTTGCTACTTTCGGTGATTTAATGTTGAAATCATAAATTTTTAGTTCTGGATAAACTGCTCCATCTGCATCTATTAAAATATATTCGAATACCGCAGAAGGGTTTGAGATTTTGTTATGATAATCAACTGAACGAAATGTATAATAGTATTTCTTATTTGGTTCTATATTATCTATAATCTCGGCTGATGAATAGTCTTGGCTTGACAGTGTATACAACAGTTTGTTTGCGAAGCTGTTGTAGTTTTGTGGAGGCTCCTCCATTCTATAAACCTCAAATGATTTTGTTCCTTCATCAGATGAAAACCTGATTTCTCCTGTTGGTCTAGCTTGTGCTATTCTTATTTGATTTATTAAATCTCTTTCTGAATCATCAAAGGTTATTGGAATTAGGTTGTATTCTCCGACTGCGGAGTCAAGGGATAATAATACTTTGTTGTTGACTCCTCTGTAGGGAATGAAATTAACTTCTGGTGCCACTGGAGGATCATCTATTATTTTGCCTCCGAATGTTAATTGGTCGATTTCTATTAGGCGAACATCTGGTTCTAGCGAATATGTCATCAGTGCTTTAAATGGACCCACTGATTCTCCGCTGTCCGTTAACTCTATTGATTTGTATTTTGTTCCGATGGCCATTTTATATGTTGTTAGTTTATATGTGTAATCTGTGTTAAATTTAACTTGTGTATCAAAAAATCTTATTACATCGATTTCATTTGAATTGGAGAACCAAAAGTTCTGTAGCTCTTCTCCATCAGCAGACGTTCCTGCAAATTTGCTTATTTTATAAATAACGTCTTCTGAATATGTTGCTTTTTTAGCCTCGAAAATATCGCACATGTTTGATATAAAGCGATCTTTGATTATTTGTTTTAATCCACCTGCAAAAGCAATCCAAGAAATTATCTTTGCAAATTTGTTTGTAACATTATTGATATCATTCTCAGAAGCATTTTCTTCAGTCTTATATCCCACAAAGAACTGATCTTCGAGATTAATGTGGCTTTCGGTTGAAGATCCAAACCAATCTTTCTCCCACCATTCAGAAATACTTATTGTTCTTTTCGGGGATGTTGTTTCTTGAATTGAGTTCTCATCTAACTCCAAAGATGTCTCTCTTTTTATTATAATATTTATTTCCGTTGTATCAGAAGAGAAACCATCTTGGGCGTAATTTATTAATGCGGATCCTAGTTTTGCATTTTGTAGAGATTGTGCGAACTGAGTTGAGCTATCTGTATTAAATTCTATATTTGTTGACATTGGAAAAGAATAGTGTTCTATCATGCCCTCTTCCATTATATCTCTACTGCTAGCTGGAAATATGACGTTTTTCATGTGGTTTGTTAGTTGGCTTCTTTGGGTGGGGGTTAGTGTTGATAGTCTTTCAAAATAAGTCTCGAAAACATCATTTGCTGTTTTTTCATTTTTTGAGGGGCTGACAGAAAATCCAAGTTTATTATAAATTTCGTTTAACCAATTGGAAATTTCAATTCCGGAGTCATTCGCGAGGGTTGTGAGTATTAATCCATACTGGTTTGGTAATGTGCTGTCGGGAACAGCGTTAATTCCCTCTTCATATTTCTTGGATAGAAAGTTATAATCGAATAGCGCTTTGAGGTAAAAAGAAGAGTAGTCCAAATTTGATTTTGCTTTATTTGTGAGTAATTCTACGTTGTCAATATCAATATTAAAGTAATACTGTTCTGAGTTATTGTTTTCAAAAGTATATTTTCCGAGATCTCCAAAAGAAAACTCATAACCAGTGTCAGATGCAACTTTCTCATAAAATTGTATTTTTGTTGGAGTTCCCGATGTTAAATTGTTTTCAGTATAACTAACTGTTTGGGTTGCCTTAAAAAATGGCATTTTGTCGATAATTTCTATTTCTGGTTCATCACAGCTTTTATTATATTTAATACTTGGTGGGCCGGTATAGAACGGCACAGTGGCAATATTTTCTTCTGTATCTGGAAGACTTATCGCTTCAGAAGTATCTGTACTAGCTTCTGGTACAGTGTCGATATCAGACGATACAACATTTGTTAATTTATGAACGTGATCTAAATAAGAACCCTCTTCCATTGCATATAATTCTATGGTATGAGAATGCCCCTGTACAAAACTAGTTGTTCCGTTACCAGCGCTATCTAGCGAATAAGTGTGTCTGTGTAGAGTTCCGCCTGATATACTGTCTTCTTCCGTCCAATATAAAATTGTTGTGCTTTTTTTTGCCATCTTAGAATCCCACCATGGTCATAACTGGTGTTATGCTTATTGTTGTCATTATGTTTGTTTCGGATAATACTTCGTTAGTAAGTACTGTTTCTGTTATTATATTTTCTTGAATTCCCGGTAAAGTGGCCGGCTGTATTGGGCCTGGGGCCTGGGCAAGAATTACTTCAGCAGTTACAACTTCAATATCCGGCTGCGCCAGTGTTGTCCCGACTACAGCGCTTATCGGGGTAGAAGTGCTAACAGGAAGACTAGTAGTTGTGGGTATCACTGTTATTTCTTCTTCTGTCTTGGTTAACAAAAAATATTGATTGTACAGGGGAAGATTATCGTCGTCTAGCCCGATACCCAAAGTTGAATTTGAATATTTGGAGATTCTGCATAGTATAGCGTCACCGATATCTAGTCTACTATCTAAAAAACTAAAACCCATTGTTTTCCAGGTTGGCTTTCCAAAAATAGATACGATAGAGTTACTAAACCCGCTTAAATATTCTATTTTACATAGAGTTCCATAACTATATCGAAATACCTGGCTATATCTAAAATCATTAATAACATCAATTCCTTCTGATTTCCAGCTTTTTCTTAGAGATTCTGAGGAAGTCATCCCTGACATGTCTGAAATGAGACTTTTTATTTGATTAGGGACCAGCTTCGAAGCTGCTTGTTCTGGAGTCTCTGCCAATCCTGTACCCAATATTGCAGATACTGGTCCTGCTGTTGCTTCTTGAATTAGCTTATTTATAACATTTTGGTCATTTTCAACAATATTATAACTCTCTACGCTTAAATTGTCTTCATTGTCTTTTCTTCTTTCTTTCACAAAAATACTGGAGATTGCTTGATAAATTAATTCAATGTTTTTAACTTTGTGCGTTTCACTTTTAAACTGCTCATCTGTTAGAATATCTATGTTTGCCTCTTGTCTTAGCATTTCATCATCTGTGAGTTGCCCGCTTTCTTCGAACATCTTTTCAGATGATAAGGTATTGTTCGTGTCGATTTTTCTTTTATTGTCTCTGATATCAACGCCAAGGGTGTTTAAGAAATTATCGTAGATTGTTATTCTTTTTGTTGGTTCTCCGGGGCCTTCAAACTCTAGTATATTATTTTTTGCTGTTGAGGTACCCATCTCTAATTCAGAAGAAACTCCAACTAAACTAAAAGTATCTGGGTTGAATATTTGACTTCCACCTGGAGTTCTGACAACATGATCTCTCTTGTTTTTATTTAAAATGATTCTTGATGGACTAAAGTAAATATATTTGTTTTGTTCTAAATCTGTGAGAAAAGGCTTATCTTCTGAAGAGAAGCTGAAAGATGGTTCCGCACTTGTCCAATATGTTAATACTTCATCTTTTGCTCGCTTCATAAAATCAGATACAGTATGCGCTTGGATTCCTTTATCATTTTTATCTGATAAGTTAAGAAAATTATAACCGGAACTTGTTTTATCAACATCGATTATCGTCTTAAAAGCTTTTTTAGCTTTCATATTTAAAGAGTCTCCACGATTGCTAGAGCTTGCGGATCTTTGAGTAAAGTTTTGTTCGTCATCTGTCTGTAGACGAGTACCCAACACATCTTCTATTTCATCGATGAGGTTGTTTAAAACTTCTAAATATTCAGATACAGCATTTAAATTTCCTGTTGAGGGTTTAATAGAGGATAAAATAGAAGTTGCGGCGCTGATCATACTATCCTTACCAGACTCTGGGTTTATTGCCAGGAGAGTACTTAAATATAAAAGGACTGCTTCGTTCCATGGTCTTTGAAAGGGAGGCTTATCATTATAGTAATCCGCCAACTTTTGTGTAAATTGAAGGGTTTTCTTATTGTAGAAGCCCGTGGTGCCTCCGATTGTTGAAGCTGTATCATAATATTCTTTTGCAACCTCTTTTGCCTTTTTGAGTTGTTTCAGGGCGTTATTTAAATAATCTATAGTTCCGTCGTGTATTGTTACTTCAATCGTGTATCTATATTTTCCGTAAGATAATCCTCTGGTGCTTTTGTCTCGGAAAGTATAAAATCTGATACCACTACTCTGTATTGCTGGGCTTGTGTTTCCCAATAACTTAAAGTTTGATCCTGATATTTGTTTTAGATTATCTAGGCTTTCGTCGGAGGATTGTAGAACTCCCTCAACTTCGCCGGCTAAAGCAATCGTCGTGGGCAAACTTAGATTTGGTTCGTAAGTTGCAATTTCTACATTTTTGGAGCCAAGTTGGTTTAGGCTGTTTAACTCTTCAACTCTTTCTCTGGTTATTTTAATTTCTTTTATTTTGCATAATCCATAAATTTCATTAACTTTTGAGTCCGGGAGGCCCATGTTCACGAGTCCTCCGAATAGTGCGTTCTTAGTGACAATGCCTCGAAAATCTACGAAGAAAGAGCCGTTCACTTCTCGGTCTTCTTGCATTGCGATATAACATTCGGATACATACTTTTCTGGAATTTGAACAAATATGTCTTGTGGTTTTAATCTGCTGTTCCTTATTGCTCCTCGAACGGAAAAGGTGTTTGCCTCATCCACAGCTTCCCTGCTTTGCATGGCGTACTCTAGATCAGGGGATTGCCAGTAAGAGCTTATGTTGTTAGGAAGTGGTGATTTTGAGACATATCTCTTATCAACGATCTTTTCTGTTGAGTTTAGGGTGCCATCCGAAATAATGTTATATGCTGAAGCATCTCCCTTAATATTAGAAAAAACTCCGGTTTGCTCTGGTTCTAAGCTTATTCCGTAAGATGCTGCTATCGAGTCCAGATCTAGATATACGAATACAAAGTAAGATAAGTGCTCAAGTGAATCACCTAATTTATCTATGTCGATAGTATGAACTAATGTTTTTTGTATATTAACAAATCTGTTTCTTTCATTTGAATTATTAATAAAATAATCCGAGATGTCTTCGCCGTCATCGATTAGGGTTCTCGGGAATAGATCTTCGTCATCGGTGTCGGTGTCGTATGAATTTATTTCAGTTATATCATCCGTATGTGCATCTGCCAAAATATCAATCTGTTCCAAGATATTTAGATATTGCCCAGCAGATGTTTGGTTTATTGTCTTTTGATTAGTTGCTGAAACTGTGCGATGAGGGACAGTGGGAGATAAGATATCTTTTATTTTGTCTAAATTAGTATTAATTCCCAGAAGCTCTGGAGATGATAGTTGATAAAACTCATTACCTGCTAAGAATTCCTCTAGCTGAACAATCTGCTCGCTGATAATAGTTTGGTTGTATGAAGTCACATTATTTGTTTTATCTCTTAAAATTACCTTTCTTATGTTCGAGGTCCAACTTTTTATTACAGACAAAAAGGACAATTCTTGTGTTTCCGTTTCTGACTTTGAACAAACAAACTGAACTCTCATATTATTTACTACATCGGAATTATAGAACCAAGTTGTTTCGCCATCTGCATTAATGTAATCTTTTATTACATAATCTATTTCTACCTGCAAGACTCCACTGCTTAAATCTGTATTTGTCTTATCTTGTATTAATGCGCCAGTTCCTGGTAGGGAGGCGCCATATTCTGTTAATTTGTCTACTCTGATTTGTTTGAAATAGACATTTGGCAAAAATTCACCAACTTGTTCGTTAATTTTATCAGATACTTCAGACATTAAAACCTTTTCCTTCTTTATAAATAGTGCTGCCCCTGAGTTTTATTTTCTAGTAATCTGCGCTTGAGGAGGCTTGTCTGGATCATCAGTAGAACAGATGTTTGCTTGAGCACTGTCTGCATAGATATCTAGTTTAACTGGTTTTGTTATGAACTCTTGACAATTGAAGGCTTCATCTTTCAAGAATCCTCGGGATTTAAGTTTTCCAACGCTTTCGCAAATAGTCTTTTCATCTATTTCTCCGTCCACAAGAATATCAAAATAGTATTCTACATAAGTGTCATCTACGCTGGTGTTTGCGAGTGGTTTTTCTTTCGGGATCTCCAAAACTCCTTGAGAATTTATATTATCTTCTTTCGTTTTAAAACTTAATGGCGTAAGTTCTTTTCTATCATCAGAATATTTAAAGACTTCAATATCGAAATTCTCTGTTTGGAAGTCGTTGTTTTCTTCTAGGACTTGTGCTAGGACAAATTCTGGTGTAATAATATAAAATTTTCCATCAGAAGTTAAACCTAAGTTTAATTCGTCGGCTTGTACTAGAGAACTATAATCGTTTCCCACTAAGTTAATATCTCCGGGAGATGGATTCTTTATATCTGATAATCTCCAATTATGAACTGCATTTATTTCTAGTTGTGGGATGTGTTGGTTTTGGTGGCCCATATTTAATACTTCGGAGGAACGGCTGATCTCCGTTTCTAACATAGCAATATCCCAGGAGGGAGACCTGTCATTATATACTTGTGTTGTTCCTAGTGGCTGAGTTAAAGAGAATAGCTTTTCCTCTGTTGGGGGAATCTGGATTCTATTCATCTCATTTGTATTGGGATCTCCTCGGTCTTTCACAAACGCTGCATGGGTTCCTAAATCAAATTGTTCATCATAAAATCTTTTAAAACTTGTTTCGAGGCCGCTAAAGACATGTTGCGTCATAATTTGTGGTGTGTTTTCTTGTATTCTCGGTTCTATATCGTTTTGTTCTTCCGAGCCATCCGCATATGTAATGTCGTATAAAATATTGTCGTCAAAGAACGCATAATAAACTGGCTTTAACTTTCCTACGGAGAGGAGGTGTTTTCCATATTGTGTAAGTTGTAAATCAATGACTTGTTCTTTCTTATTAAAAAATTGCATTATTTCCCTCCCTTAACTGTCGGGTCTTCTTCTAACGCGGTTTCATCACTGGTCGGAGAACTGGTCAGAGGCTTTTCAATAAAGGTTATTTCTTCTTCTATTTGTGCTAGTTCTACTAAAGAGAAGAAGTCATAGGGCCAGTTGTAACTATAATCTGGAATGTTAATTTTGCTTACGGTGCTTCTTCCTGTAAATTCATTCATGACTGGTATTTTATATGTTGCTTGGCTCTCTCTTGTGTTTGTTCCATAAGTTTTACTATAGTAATCTTTTTGTGCTTTCTTTTTAACTTTAAAGACCATCCAGCGTAGTTTACCTTGCTTAAGTTTTGTGGAAGATAATAATTTCATTTCCGATGATAATAATGGATGACTAATCGAAGTTTCTTGTTCCTCAAACTTAGTTCCTATTTCTGGTGGTAGGTTCTGCCAAATATCTGCTAGGTCTTGCTGGTTTAGGGTGTGTTTAAATTCAAAGATGTACATTGCAAATGGCGCAAGGTCTTCATTAGTATAAAAATCCATTGTTGGGGGGAATATATAGTTACCCATCTTCCTTATCATTCCTGCAATTGAATCATCTGCATTAAGGGCATTGATTTTATTATCTGTGATATAACTTCTTATATTTTTTGTCTGTCTATTATTAAATGTAAAGAAATTTTTCTTTCCACTTTCGATTAGAAAAGGTACCGCAACAACTGCTTCACTAATTTCTTTTGATTCTGCTACTTGGCCTAGCTTTTTTTGACCCGAAGTAAATCCAACTAGATCAATAAGAGAACCAGTTGCTGATGCATCATATCCTAATGCGGAATAAATTAGTTTATCAACTTCAGATAAATTTAAATAGATACCCTCATCTTCTGTAAGTTTTCCATATTGGTGCCACATTCCTCTAGCGCAAGATTCTGAGCCGTGTGTAGGCAGTGTTATAGGTGCGTCTATAAAGTTTAAAATTGGTGTTTCAAATTTAGTCTGTATTGCCCAAACTTTTACATTTTTAGTCGGATCGTCAGCAGCAGCGAGGGGGCGGCCTGTTGTTGCTTCAAAAGTTATTGATGGAATATCCATTTGTTGTGTTAGGTTCACGGAAGCAGAAATTTGCATTGCATTCCTGTTATATATGTCAACTGAAGAATCACATATATGATATCTAGTTCCGAGGCCGGTACCCGAAGAGGATATAACTGTGACCGATCCCATTTGCGGGCCTTTTAATAAATTAGTGATGGTCGCGCCGGATTCGCTACCAGTCAGTGGGTTAGAAGTATAAGAATTGTTTATCCAATCTATTGTGTCCTGTTTCGAAATATCCAAGCAAGAATCAACATCAGGGCCGAGAAAACAGTTATTTCTACCAGTACTAAAACGACTTAGAAATTCGTTTAGGCCATATGATTTGGAGGGATTAGCAGTGGCGAAAGAAGTGTTTCTAATATATTCTATTTCTAAATTATTGTGTATTTCTTGAATAGTATACTGTTTATTTTCTTGTGCTTTAAAGGTCAATAGTGCCCAAGAAGATCCATCATAATAAGGGGGTGTAAATGGTGCGTTAAACCCAGAATTTGAACCACCGTTATGTGGCATTGTACTGCCCTGGCTAGGTGGGCCGAGGATGGATACTGAAGACGAAAGATAGTTAGCGGTAGATGGTGGGCCGAAAGCTGCTGGGTTGCTGTACATAGTTATTGTTTCTGGGGATTTGCTCCCAGGTTCCGGTATCGGAGATGGTATACCTGTTTTGCCTTTTGAATATCCACGATCGTCGAATGGGAATACTAGTGTTGGAGAATCATCCTTAACAGTTTTTCCTAATTTCATTAATGCAGAATATGATTTTCCAGATTTACATTCTTTAAATTTATTTTCTGGCAATGTAACATATGCCGACATATTGTTTCCTTCTAAAAAGAATTCTGGTACTTCTGCTAAAAAATTATTCATAGCAAATTTATAAAGATTGGTTCCTTGCCCATCCCAAGAGGCTGTTGTGTTTGTGCTTGCTGATGGGTGTGGTTCCATATTAACAATTGGTACTTTTTTCATATAAAGCTCTGGATTTATAAGAGCCTCGAATGGAACTCTTTTGTGAAAGAACAGTTCATCAATATATGATCCAGTATACGGGATTTCGTCGAGGTTAGTGCCTATCGTTCCATCTAAAGTAACAGTACTAAAACTACCAGTAAAAATTGGATAATCAACTGCTATACCTGACTTGATTGTGTTAAAAAGAATTCCGGGCTTCATAAATGGCTGCAAATATGTGTTCCAAACATTTGCTTGTGTATTATCCATCTGTGCTGTACCAGTGGCAGCAGTACTATCGGCGGTGGGATAGCTATCTAGATCGTTGTGGTTATTAACATGCTTACCATAAGATTGAGAGAACAATGTTCCTAACTGGACACACCTATTCACTGGATAAAATCCACCATAAGGGATAAATTTGATCAAGGCCTTGCATTTCAGAGTTAACTCGCTTGATTTGTGATCAGAATCAAGAACTTCAAAATGCTTCATAAAATCAGAGTGACTATAAACTTTATAAAAATCCTCCTCTCCGCTTGTTTCTATGTCCGAGCCAGTGATTGTAAAAAGTCCACTTCCAGTTGATAAAAAGTTATCTTTTTGAAGATATCTCTCCATATGTTCTGAAATGCGGAATTCTGGAAGAATGGAGTAGCCGTGTGTTTTTCCCTTCATATCTTCAAGATAATGATTATAGTCCTTATAATAGAATGGGTTTTTACCAGATTGTTCTCCTGCCTCCCACTTTGTGTCTCCACCAAAGATGCGAGATATAGAAGAGGTGTCTGTAGAAATTGTTGTAGATGGTATCCTTCCACCAAGTATGTCAAGACCCTTACCATATCCGCTAAATGCCATAGTTGATGCCGACATCGGCAGTGTTTGGCGGCGGGCGTATTGTAGGCCAGAGAATAGCGGGCGATTGACTGTTGCGGAGCCACCAGCAGTCGCGACTTTTATCTGCCCGTGTAACTGTGGTGCTGGTGATTGTAGTTCACCTTCTCCTCCGTGATAATGTGGGTAAAATGCTCCGACATTTCCGCAAGTATTATTGGAGGATGTTCCCATCTCTGTAACCCAATCATATGCTGTATCTGCTGTTTCAAAGTTCATCCGAGCGTCGAGGGGCCACATGCTTTGTGAGAAGCAAGTTAAATAAGTTATGTCATCATCGGTTCCAACTCCTCCAAAAGAAGCTGAATCGAGGACAAGTGTTCCGCTTTGAATGTTCTGAGAGTTTGTTGAGGAATTAACTAGATTTCTATCTGTTCTCGAATCTTTCCAGAACTTACATTCGAACTGTGTTCTAGAGCGGATTTTTCCTGTTGCCCAGTTTGCCTCTGCGGGATAGACTATTTCTGGGTATTTTAGTGATACAAATGCATCGATTGGGTTTGCATCGAGATCAATTGAATCTCCTATGTAATACTCTTTTAGTGTGTCGAAAGATTGTTTTGTGTTTTTAATGAGGTTTGTTAGCTGAACTAGTCTAGCGTTTGAGAAGCTGGATAAGTTATTTCCGTAGGGTAGGCTTAATCTGATGTTGTTTGTTACTTTTCCAGCATCTCCGTATGTTGCGACTATTATTTCTAGTGTAAGATCTTTGTATTTTGATAATACTGGTGTTTCTTGATATCTCTCAAGAGGAAGTAGATCGGATTGAACCGCTGTTGTGCCAGCGTTTATTGTTGTTAGGTAATCTTTGTTTGGAGGATTAATTGTTATTGTATTATTAGCTCTGTAATATCTTGTTAATGGATTTTGGTCTCCGCGTATTTGTTTCCAAGAAGGCCAACCGTATGGCCCTTGGCGATGGAGGAGGAGTGAGTTTAGAATAAAAGAATTTCCGTCCTGGAGTCCCCAAGTCGGATTCTCCGGAGTAATCCCAAATATATGACCGTGATTTAAAACATAAGATGAAACCCCAGAAGCAGGAGGATATCCTAGTAGTGCAGTCTCTGGTGTTAAAAGATCCGTAATGTTAAAGTTGGTGCCTGCGAAATCCGTAAATCTTTGTGAATTAGGCAGTAGAGAAAGTAGCGGTGGACTATTTTTAGAAAAAGCAAAGTAACGAGGATTGCCTCCCGTCAAATCCTTGGCAGAAATGGCATCACTCGCACTAACAAATTGCATATCTGCGGATGTAGTAAGACATTGATCTGATATCGTTGATGCTGTGATCCAAGCATATCGATAATCGTTGCGAGGGATATTGTGTTGAACGTAATAGTTGTCGTATTTTGTGCCGCAGGAGGATCCTGGAATATTGGAGGTTGGATGATATTCCGTGTTTCTATTAACTTGATAGGGAGAACCAACTCCGCTGTAGTCCAAGGCGTTTGCCGATGAGCCGGCAGCTTCCTTTACATTTATGCCCGAGAAGTATCCGAACTGATTAACATGCGAAGATAAGATACTATTATTGACGCCTCTAACATCTAGATTTCTAGAGTTCATATCGTTGTTTGGCGAATATTCCCCGGAGTACCTGTCTAATCCCCAGCCACCATCTGAATCACCCATCGTAGAGGGGTCTCCTGGCGCCGAGAAGCGATTCACGAAGACATGCTCGGTTCTACCACGGATAACCTTTTCAACGTCGCTAAGGGGGGAACCTGGGAATGAGGAGGAGATATAGTCTGTTGTTAAATCAAAGCCCTCGCTTTTCACGAAGTGAGCGTTGTTTTCATAGCGGCCCATTGTATGAACAATCTCGAAGTCTTTGGTATAGTTGCCAAGAGAATTGGTTTTGATGTTCTTAATATTAACTGGTCTTTTCGCTACGAAATCTCTGTAGTAAATTGCTCTCGGACTATTCAGGGCCTGAGTGACTATTTTTACTTCGCCAACAGAAGTTTCTAGCTTCCAGGGCTCAGGGCGAGTTGCTGGAGCTTCAAATAATTCTGTATGCCTATGCTGGTTTCCTCCCACAAATTTCTCTGTGAATGGACTCTGCATTGGCGCGGAGAAATCTCCGAATCCCTGGTTGTATGAATCATTGTGATAATTCTTTAAACCGTAATTCCCGATACTTGTTGTTAACTTTCCGTCTTCGTCTACATATAGAGAAAATGGTGCAGTTATATCACCCTTTGGTGAAGTATAACCTATTTCATCTCCAACTCTTTCTAGGGAGAAACCGGTTTTGTTTTTTGTTTCCAAGTCATCGAAATCTATACAATCGAGTTCTTGTGCAATATTACTTTGTTTAATTGTTAATTCTTCGGAGCCTCCGACCTTAAGTGTTGATTTTATGAAACCAGTGTTTCTGTTTCTGAAACTTAATGTTTCTGAGTCTACTACTGATTGATCGAGCTTATACGGAGTGCTTAGTTTTCTATCAAATATTGATTTCTTTGCTTGATATATTTTAGTTCTATTCGCATTTTCTGGAACTCTTTTTATGTCTTGCCACAAACAGTTTTTATTATCAACCATTGGGATCGGAGCGTGGCCATGTTTCCAATCATAAGAAACCTCGCTAACTCCTCGTAATGCAGCTTCTGGATCTTCCTGCTTCATTTCTAGCGTTGGGAATTTTGTCCAATATTTGTTTCTTTCTAGAACATGACTCTCGACCATATTGCGGATTCTGTCAGAGAAATTTGCCGATGCTGGAATCAGTTGTTCTAGGAATTTGTTAAGCGAATCATCGATCCATTTGTAGAAATCAACGAATTTGTCTAAATCTGCTCCTGCTCCAACTCTTTCAAAAAAGAGGGCTCTGAGCTTTTGCATTGATTTATATTCTTGTCTGTATCTATTAACGGGGTCTCCGATAAGATTATTGAAGTCTGTGACGGTTGCGAAGATATTTAACATCTCGTCAGTAATCGCCTGATACATGCTTTTCTCAAATGCATAGTAATATTGTATTGGTCTTGTTTGTCTTGTGAAGGTATTATCATCTTGCGACATAATATTAACAAGATCGGCTTCTGAAATTTGTTCTGGTGGTAGTTGCTTACCGGCATAGATATATTTTAGGTCTGCTACCTTGTTATCATTTTCTATAAAGAAGTCTCCGACACCAGTATGAAGCTTTTTAGATGTTTCGCTATACCACCCATATCGATCGGTGTCGGATGAAGAGCCGGAGGAAAAGTCAATAACAGAGAATTGTCCAGCGGCGTTAGAGGAAGAGACTTGATTGAATTCCCAATCTAGAAATAGTGTTTCTACTTCTGGAATTCTAATGTTTTCTAGTTGTGAGGGCCATAAATAAGTATTTTTGCTGGGGTTTAGAGTTCCATAGTTCTGTGGATCTCTTGCGTGTGTTTTTATTACATCGTTATCGAGATAGGAACCCCAGTATCTAACTGACGAAATCTTAACATCTGTCTTGTTTATATTGCTGCCCGTGAAATTTGTAACATGGGATCCAGCGTAAACTCTCTTTGCTTGTGTTAAAAATGATTGGCCAACTGAGGAAGAGGGTAATGATGCGGTTAATAGGAATTCATTTTTATTAACCCCGGCCTCGCTGTTAACCCCGTAAAATTCTAAAGTATAGTCTTGGAGATCTGCGCTTTCAACTGCGCCTGCACCATAAGCTGGTTTATAGCGTATAGCGAAATTCCATTTTTCGTTTTCGTAAGTGTCTAAATATGTGTCCGTTTCTAAGTTTATAGCTCCGTGACTACTGGTGAGAACAAACTTTACATTTTTAGATTCAACTTCCTCTCGGATTGCATATACTCTAACATCTGGATCTTGCCACGTAAAGTCGGTTCCATCGGATGCATCTGCTCCGTGAAATCCAAATAGTGATGAAGTTATAAAGTTTGTGCTAAAATAGCTTTCGTGTGTTTGTTCTAGTTTTATCGGGAAGATGACTTCGCTTTCTAGAGTGAAAGAAGTATATTTAGCATCGTCGCTAGCGCTTATAAAGGAAATTGAGTTTGCGTCCGAGGAGGTTTGTTGGTATACTGAGCCATCAAATCTATCTGGGCCATTAAAATCTATATATTTCTTTTTTACAGTATCTACTCTAAATTTATCTTCATTGACCTCGACTTGTGTATTATTCCCGTATAGGTTTAGTCTGACTAAGCTGTCGTCAACACCATAACATCTTATGAGATTTCGGAAGGTTTTTGAAGTGCCCTTTGTTTTATAGATGTACAGGAGGTTGTTGTAGATGTTTTTATAAATCGTATTTTTAATATCGTTTAGATCTAGATCAAAGTTTCTGTCTTCATCTCTGTTTAAAATTGTATTGATGACATCTGCATTTGCGAAGATCTCGGGAGTTATCATGCCGTAACCTTCCAAGAGGTGCTTTGAAAGGATATTTGGCTTTTCATCTTCATCCAACAGAGGATAACTCATGTCTTTCAATGTTGGGAGTGCTTCTATTTGTAGGTGGAGAGTATCAAAATAGCTGCTCATTACTTGAGTTAGTTTTAATAATGTATCTCCATTCTGCACTCGGTCTTCATCAATTATCCAATCTGGCATTGTATGATAGATTGATGCGTTGTTTTGAAAGTCGTGTGCTGAACCTGATCTGGTAAGATTTGCTTTTAAAGTAACAATATCTGGATGTTCCTCATAAATGATTGGATCTTCGAACTCTCTGATTGCTGCTGAAGCTTCAACCATTGCAGAGCCGGTACTTCTGAAGTTTGTTGTGCCATCATATCCTGTCCACGTTCCATTTGAGAATCTACCAGAATAATCAAGTATTGTTGAGTCAGTTGTAGAATTTCCAGTGATGCCTTCATTAAACTTGAAATAAACACCTAGATCTGTGTTTGCTAGGTCTGTGTTTGTTCCTCCACCGATATGAGTAAACCAGTTGCGGCCAATTTCTTCTGAAGTTCTTTTTGTTTTCCAGAAACGAAATTCGTCGATGGAACCAGACCACTGTCCTGGTGCTAGAAGATCGTGGGCTGCTACATCTCCAATGGTTAAAATCTCCGGAGACCCCATTATGTAGTCGGTGGGGAATGCGGTGCCGTATTGAGTTCCGTCTAATTCTCCATTGACGTACCATTTATACTCGGGGCCGGGTCCACCCACTACAACCCTATCCTCAGTATGATAAAAGGAAAGTGCTACATGATTCCAAGACCCGCTTACAAACTTATCGGGATCTAAAATACTTGTTGTGGCTGCTCCTGCTCCATCTAAACGAAGGTGTACTCTCATATCATAGTCAGATCCATCAGGTCTGACATAAACTTTAATTTCTGCATTAGAGCCGGTAAGTTGAAACAAGAGATTTCCATGAGAGGGTACCAACTCTCCTGGTTTTATCCAACACTCAACTGTAATACCTTCCGATCCAGAAATAACAGTCTGCAAATTTGATTCTCGATTGTCCTCGACATCATAGATGTTTGCTTTATCAAATTTCTCTGGAGTTTCTTTGTTAATATGTTCGGGTGGCGCCTCATTTGGTCCGCCCTTCACAGTTATATAACTATTGCCATCAAAAGTCACATATCCATTTGTTCGAGGATAGAGATTATCTAGGATGTATAAATCTAGATAAGTTGACTCATTGCGGAACTCTGTTCTTTCTTTTAGAGATCCGTCATAGGGATAAGAGTTAACGACTCTGCCGATAGCGTCATTATAGTATTGCTCCGCAGAGCCATATCTTGCGAAGTTGTCTGGAATAGAGAAATCAACTTGAGGGATGAATCTGTTGTCTTCCGCAATAGCTGCTTTTATATTACCATCAGATTCTGCTTCTGCGCCTCGCTCTTCTTGGCTTTTAGCGTCCAAAAACTTTTCTGGGATATCTTTATTGAATAGGTCTTTTATACTCATTGACTATCTAAATCCTCTACTCTGAATTTCCAAGCTTGTCTTTGTTCGACATAAGATTTAGTAGAAGGATTGTAGAAGGCGACTTTAATACCATAAGCGTAATCGGGCTGTAGTAACGACATATCTAGATTGAAGTGATTTCCCTTCTCGTCATAGGACATGATAGTATGATTATCGCTTCCTGTTCCGTATGGTATTACTTCCAAATCGTCCACAACTCTATAAACCTTATAAGCAGCTTTCTCAATTGGTGTTGTTTCAATATCTTGGCTTGCTACAGTATAAATAGTTGGTGACCAATCTTTTGGTCTTACATAAAGCTGCATTCTTGGACTCTCGTATGTGGAATAAACTGGCTTTAGATTTGTGATGTTACAATAGTATTTTGTGTTTGGCTGATATGTTGAGCCCGCATGGGTTTTAACATCAATCGTGCCGGTGTGGAAATCGACTCTTTCTTCTCCTGATCCGCTGTGCCAAACATCATAAATAACACTAGCTGTTGTTTCTAGGGCGAATGATGCTGAATAAATTCCAGTTGAGACTCTGCCAACTGTGGGGTTGCCCAAGGATGAGCCGCCCAATGTTGCATATAATCTTAAATCCAAATCTGTATAATTCGGTATGTCTGCATACTGACCTCGTGAGATATTGTATAAATAAATGGTATTTAGGTTGTCTGCTGCTGGGACCATAGAACTACTAGCATAGAAATCACCCCTATCATCCTGAATGCTTGAGTTCCAGCGAGCTTCGATGACGGGTCTCTTGAAGAAGAACTCTGAGGATCTTGCGAAGAATTTCTTGGTGTAGTAGTTTAGAGTTGAGCCTTCGACATTAATTAGTTGGCCGCTGGTAGCATCTTGAGCCAAAATGCCTCCTCCTCCTGCACAAACACTAGCAGTAATCGCCATGGTGCCCGATCCTGTTGCATATAAATTATATGTTCCAACTTGGTCGTAAATACTAGCAGTAAGGGGTGGTGTTCCGAGGTGGATTTCATCTCTTGGATCATCTCCGTTTACCCACCAATTCTTAAGAGAAGCTTGGCTGCTATGAATCTCTTTAAGGTTGCTTGGGCATCCATTATTATAAATTTCTAATACTTCTGCTGCTGATAATTCTTTATCATAAAATGCTATGTCGTCGATGGATCCGGTCATTAAATGCATGCCGGTACTGGCTTGGCCGATCCTGAAATTAACTAAATCTCTTCGCACGGAAGTTGATGGATTAGACCTATTATCATTTATATTGCCCAAAGACTGAGAAATTCCATTTAAATATAATGTAGGCAAGTTATTGTCGAGTACTCCTGGTGCTATATCATCTAGAGTCATTGCAATATGGGTCCATCCATTATCAGCGAGAAGGCCCGGAGATGTATCACATGATATTTCTCCATCACTCCAACTCCGAAGAAATTGCAAACCCTTATTACTTTGTCTGCCCAGCCTTAAAGCACGAGTAGGTATATCATCAGAACCCCAAAGAGCGATGGCGCGATTACCAAGATTGTCCATTTGAACCCATGCTGAGAAGGATAGTTTTCCAGATGAAGAGCTTACTTCATTGTCTCCAGAGCCAGATAGCCACGCTAACTGATCAAAAGTAACTGATTCTCTTGGATAATAATCTGCGTAATAGGCTTCTTCTGATGCAGTCAATTGAAGACCTATGCCATAATTGCTTCCGTTTAACACCCAGTCCTCGACTAGAGTGGTGATATCTATTTCTAAATCTTCGGTACCTTTTTCAAAGGTTTGTTTATATTCGGTTCCCGTATAATCTCCGCCCATACGAACCCAAGCAGCGGTGTTTGATGCCGAAATCCAAGTTGCGCCTGCATTGCCGTATGTCTTGTCTTTGTATTCTTCCATATCAAGACCAATACCTTCTTGCCAATCTGTTATTACTTTCTTAGCAGATAATGTAAAGTTTCTTGGAAGAGTTTGTGAGTGAGGAGCATTGTGCATTTTAAGATAAAAGTTGACTTTTCCAACAGCGGGAATTTCCTCGGCTGCTCTATCGGAGATTATTTCATCAACTGGGAACTTAATAAGTGTTCTCTCTAGTTCAGAAGAGGTTCCTCCATTCTGGCCATAAAGTGAAAATATTTCAAGGATATCAGATGCTCCCATATTGGCGTCTGTGCCTCGCTTTGTTAAGTTGCTCTCAAAAGCGTTTGTGATGGTGGTGTCTGAATTTGCTGTATATCTCTTAATAGCCATTATACAACTGCTCCTTTAATATCTTGAGTTGGAAATTTGATTTCAAAAACAACGTTCTTTGGTGATGCGACAAAAGTGCCGTCAGCCGATATAAGATCTTGTATTGTTAAGAACTGGGAAGAATTAGAATAATTCCCTCCTTGTTTAAAATTAATCTTTACATCTTTTGTATCAACAACACCAATTGTGTTATTTAGGGTTTTGTAGATCTCGGAGATTCTTAGGGATTCTCCAAATGCCATTGGAATTTCAAACATCTTCTTGACATTCTCTAGACATAAGTTTAAAACATCAAACTTGTTCTTGTCTTTATCAACTGTTACTTTGAAGTCAATTCCGAGATTTATGATGAATCCATCTAGAATGTCGATTGTGTCGTTAATCATCTTATATTGGTTGAGCCATGTTTTGACGTTTTCTTTTAGGGTCTCGGAAGCTATATCAAGTTTGCCGCTTGTATCTTCTCCTAGAACAAATAGATTTAAGTTTCTACGAAAAGAATCTTTATCTTTAATAATTGTACACCTTTTCACAGATCCAAATTTAGATGGCATTGAATATAGAATTGCTTCATAGTCTTGCTTTGTGACTGCCCTATTCTGTGTTGCAAAATAATGATAAGTTCTGTTTCTGATTTCTTCTGAAGTGGGGAGCGAAATATCACCAGTGATGGAATCTTCATTGAATACTTCTAGAGATCTCCTTACGGCATTAACTTTTGTTGTTGACAGTGATGGACGATCTGCAAAAGTGAATATTGGTGTCACTACTTTGTTTAGTGTACCTGCGGGTGCATTGACATTATCAGAATTATTTACTCGATATACAATCGTAAGTGTTGTATTCGCTGGACATATTCCAAATTTATCGCCTTCTAAAAGTTTGGAGGGATCAAAAGAAGAATCTGAAATGTATCCTCTTCCATATATATCCAATACTGTATTGCTTGGTTCAACTACTTCTAATTCAGATGACTCTGCATCTGAGCCGTATCCAAATTGTAAATAATAGTTATTGCCCTCTGAATCTAAAACAAAGCGCCTTGGAACTGCAAACGGTCTCAAAACATTTGGTACCGTGAGTTTATCGGATTTGTTATTGTTGACTTCTTTATAAATGACATCTTGCGATAGATAATCAACTTGATAGTATTCATTTCCATCAGAATCAAAAACAGAAATAACCTCTGAAACGTTCTGAGTTGATAAATCTGTTTTTCTGAATCTTGTAAAATCTCCGAGAGCGGTGATGTCTCGAACTAAATTTCCAGAGATTACTTTTCCTTTTAATCTGATAGCGTAGCTGGTTGGTATGCCTGTTGTTTCATTGACACTCGCAACTACAACTTCACTATTTATATTAGCGAAGTTAATGTCTTCTGTTAAAATAAAGTTTACATCTCCCGATGCTAGTGTACTTCCCTTTTTAAGAATTGGAAGATAAGCAGTATCTGGACCTAAGCCTGTGCTGTTTGCTGGAACTGTAATATAGAAAGATAAAATTCCACTTGAGCTTGGATTTACACTTAGTTTGAATCCCAGTTGTCTAGCTAACCTTACCACATTATTGTATTCAATTGCAGTATCTAGAAATGATTCATTTGCCTGATAATCTACATAGAAGGATAAGACATCTCCAATATAGGACACCGTGTCAAGCATGAGGGAGCCGAAAGAGGCTTCGTTAAAATCTCTATATGTTTCGGGATAATATCTCTTAACATAATTAACCAATTCTTCTTTTATGGTAGCAAAGTCTCTTGCTGTATATTTTATAGGAATTTTTTTGTTACTTGCCATTTCTTCTTGTTTCTCCCACTTATGCTGTAATTAGATTTTAAAATAACTTTTATACTGTAATTGGCAACGAAAGGATATCTTTAATGTCATATCCCTTAATCCTATACACTATTTTTAAATTTATGGTGTTTGTTTCAAATTGAGTTTCGCTTTCAGAGTTGTTGTTAAAAGCAACCTCTCTAATGTCAATATAATTCAAATATTCTTTAGTTTGTTCTAAAATTCTAACCCGAATGGCCTCGTAGGTAGACGGTGTGTTGTTCTCAAAAAGAAAAGTCCTTATTCCAACGCCAAACTCGCTATCCATTATCCTCTCTCCGGGATTTGTTAATACCAACATTTTTAGATTTTGAGATGCCATATCCTTGACTGTTTTTATAAGTGTATAATATCCATCGTCATCAGAATGTGTGAGTGGTAATTTTGGTGAAAATCCAGAGGCCATTTAATTTCTCCTATCTATAAATACTACTTCTTTAACATTTATGTTTACTTTAAAGACATAACTCATATTTAAATAATCTCTGTAGAGGTTGGTATTACCAAGCCGAGGGTGATTAGTTTATTGTCTCTTGGCTGTTTTAACGATTTTTGAGAAATGTTTTTCTTGCTCAACTTTGTGTCTGGGATATTATTTCTCTTTAAGGCTACTTGGCTTGGATTATCTTCTTTTATGAATTTGTTAGATGTTTTCTCATATTTAGAATAATATAGGCCCTCGAACAAAGTTTTACAAACTTGCTTTGTGTTATCAAATAAGCCCTTATCAATTGAAAAGAAAAGTTTATCCAAGTTTGAGCGTTCTCCAAAGCTATTTTTATATTTTGTTCGACGGCGCAGAGAACTCATAAAATAATCCTGGTGATAAGTGACTGCTAATGAAACAAGTGTCTTGATTGGGAAGAAATATTCAAAATATAATTTATAACTTTCAGTTTCCATAAGATTGTTGGAAAGACATGGGAATTGAGAGTTATAGTTTGAAATACTAACTGCCGTTGCCAGGGCTTGACGGGCGGTTAAAGAGGATACTGAATCTAGCGGAATTGAGGTTTCACAAATTATTGAAGAAGCAATTGGCTTATCAACACTTGTACCTGTTACCGTGTCATCTGTGCCAATTCCTGTTATAACTGCTTTTGTTCTTTTTGCACTCTTTTTGGCATCGAAACTTAGATTTTCTCTTAAATGTGATCCAAGCTCATATTCTTTTCCGGAAGATTTATCCTTGTAAAGTAAGACTACTCTGAGTCCTATTGAAACTGATTCAAATAAATCTTCGAAGGAATACCCATCAAAAAGCCCTGCCTCAACTTTACTATTTAAAACATCAAAATTAATTACGCCCTGCATTTCTTCAAGATTTAAAATATCCCTTATTGATTCTGGAATCTCGCTCTTGGGGTGTATTTTAACAAATTTCTCCAAGATAAGAGGGCTTTCTGCAAGATTGCTTGCTTCATAAGATTCACTATACCAATCATCCTCTATATTTTTAGGAATGTTACAGGGCCAATTAGTTGGATCATGCTTACTTTGGAAGAATTGACTGTCTGGTGATTTATTCCCAAAGAACAATGATTGTATATTCTTTATTGGTGGGTTAAGCCTGTCTGAAAAAGCGCTTGTTACTTTTTCTAATTCTTCCACGATGTATCTTCTTAAAATAATGTCCGAATATTTTTCTGTCTCTGTCATAAATCTGCTGTATTTTTGTGCCTTGGCTGTTTCTTTGTTTGGTGCTGATTTTGGTTCTTTCCAATGTGATTGTTTGAGATTAATAATATCCAACGCAATTTGTTCTTGCATTGTGGGTGTTATTCCACCTGTCTTAATTCTATTACTAAAACTTTGAACGATTTGTTCTTTAAAATTATAATAAAATGTTTTTTTAGTATACTGGGTTCCATAAGACTTTAAATCCCCAAGTCTTATGAGTTCCTGTTTAACTTTCTCTATTAATATATTTGCATAAACATGATTTAAAATTCCATCTTTTTCTATCTCTAATTTAGTCATTGAATTCATGTGTAGCATGTTCATAAGCTGTTCAGTTAAAATTGTTCTTAATGTTGTTCTCAATATTGCTTCTATGGAGGCTGCTCCGTAAGTGTCAACGATTAAACCAAACGGCGGCTCGATAACGCATGAAGGATCTTCTGATTGAAGCCTCTCATCTTCCGGAAATTCTTCAACATTCTTTGATGCTTTTTCTGCTATATCATCGTAATTCATAAAGAATTCTGCTTCAGAATCTATTTCTGGTGATGGTGATAGTTTTAAATAACTCTTATAATATCCATCATAATTATTAGAGTAGTCTCCACTATAAAAGAATGCTGGGTCTTCTATACTTCCAACTCCCAACACTTCCATTGCGGCTTCTGAATAATTAGTTGTGTCTGGTTGGTCCGTATTATACCCATGTAAATAATATTCACTCGCTTCATAGCCAGCGAATAGTTTATGCACGTTCAGGTACATTCCTTTTAAGATGGGCGCCCAACTTATAACTGGAGCTAGCGGGAAAAATCTTTCTAAATCTGATTTTGATTTATTGGTAAAAATAGCAGATGGTGTGGTATCTGTGGCCAAATCTGCATTTCCAAAGTATTGTGAATATTGTGCTAAATTAAAATCTTTAGAGTAGGTTCCAGTTAGACTATATTCTGAAAGGTTGTTTTTTATTTGTAAAGAGTAAAGATTGTCATTTAGAAAGTTAAATTTAATGTGGCCACTAGATATTGGGATTTGTACATTTTTGTTGCTGTGTTTTAGGAAAGAATTGTTTATCTCTATAACAGCATCTAATTTTGTTCCCGCGCCCGATTCATATTCCATGTCTTCTAAGTAAGTGGTTCTTTCTGTATTCTTTTTATATACAATTCTGCCTACTCCGCTATCATCTCCAAATATTTGTTTTCTAAAGGAATTGTAATCATTTATATCATTTATTGTTTCATACTCAGAATATCCACTATATGTCCTTTGATCAACAGTTAGGGGGAGTCTCTCGGCTGCGCTCTTCCCAGAACGCACTAGTGCGGCTGCTGCTGTTTTGAAACTAACTCCGTCTATAGAGGATAATACATAATCAAAATATCCAGAAACATCATTTATCAAAGAAGATTCGATGGTTTTAAATAAATCTTTAAAATCTTCATTTAATTCCTCCTGATAAGAGGAAGTCTTACCCTCCAATAAATCCTCTAGCTCGTTCGCTTGCGGAGAGCCATCTTCCGGGAGACAAGACAGCTTTGGAGGCTTTGGCTGCATAAGTGAATCTGGATTTAACAATACACCTAAAAAATCAGAAGCAGCGTCGAGATTTCTCTGCTTCGCTTTATCTATTTGTTTTTGGGCCTGTTCGGGAGTTAATCCTTTATTTTGCCAAATTTGTTTTCTCAGATCATCAAAATCTTTTAAACTGGTTGGGTCTTTACATATATCAGAGTTAAAAGGTGCTGATGCATCTCCTTCTAACACCTCATTTATGAGATCATCATCAATAAGATTCCCCAATCCAGAAAATAAGCTTCCAAACTGTTCTGGTGAAGAGAATATGCTTGTCATGTCACAATCATCAGGCAATGTTCTGGCCAGTGAAAAGATAATTTTTAATGTTTCCTCTGATGCTACTCCATTTAATAGGGTTTTTACTTCACCGTTTGTTAATACTGAAGAGATAGAATCTATAAATTTTTGCATACACTCGTCAGTTGGCTTAGTTGTACCATCCCAGGCGCCTATGGCGTCGGCAATCTCATTAACTGCGGCTGCTATTGATTCATCATCTGTATTCAGTGCATATGGATCTTCTTCTGGTTCTTCTCCACACAATGATTCTTCTAATAGGGCTCTAAGATTACATCCTCCCTCAAGAAAGTCTGCCGTCGTTGCTGCGATTGCTTGGCATGCTAGATCAACAGTAGTTGATAGGGCTTTTCCAAGAACAAGTTTAAATGCACCGAAGGCCAAGTCTTCTAGCTTTTTAAAGACGGTTTCTCTTATACTAAAATAAGTATCATCCCAAGCTTGTATATTTTTATATTTTGTAAAAGTTGGGGCAGTCCACCTTGTTGGCTCTGAACCACACGGATCGAAAGTGAGTGTTTTTGCGAGATCTCTTAGGGGAGGATCAAAAAGCGGTGGGGCGCCGCATTTATTATCCCCAACCACATCTACTGTAAAATTCAATACCTCAAAAACTGCTCTGCCTATTCCGGTATTGCTCAAAGATTCTTTAAGTTTTTCTAGCTCTTCCTGGACGGCAGAATCTAACAATCCCAACATATAATCTGTAAATACATCCAAAATATCATCAGCCAAAGTTCCAAGGGTTCCTGCTGCTCCAAAATTTTTAACAACTCCGTTATGGTTTATGTCGACGCGATAGGGTCCATTTTCTGTTTGAATAATTAATTTTCCAGGAGGTCTTTCCTTCACACCAATGATAAAATTATCTTCTGTTATATCTCCCTCTGATATCTCGTCTTCCGGAATTAATCCACTTGGGCCGGCCACGCCAGGATCATAAAATCCACCTTTGTACTTCGATTCCCAGGGATAAATTCCTGATGCCGTTGCTTGTTCAAATGCCTGACGAAATCCGACTTCCATTTCATCTGGTAATACTTCTATTATTTGTCTTATTTTATCTTCACTATCAACTGCTTTTATAATTTCTTTAAGGCCCAATAATATGATATCCTCCTCTCCAAAACCCTGTGCCACACAATCTAGTGTTTCTTTTATTATGCCAAGAATTGTACACTGATCTATTTTGGGAAAAAAGTTTTTGAACAGATCTTTAAAATTAGTTAATTTCTTAGAATCATTTACCTTATCTTTTTTGGTATATTGGTTTGCAGATATTTGAGCACAGGCGCTATCTTCCTTGGTAGATCCGGGGGCTCCAAGATTTAAGCCAAATCGTTTCTTCTGAGGTTTTCCTAACAGATTAAAAATTAATTCTGAAAATAAAGAATCGTCTGCACAAAGCTCTCGAAGTTTTGCGTCTTTTAATCTTCGAATTCGTTCTTCTGTATTTTTTATTCTATTTTCAGCCTCTTTCTTTAATTTAATATAATCTTCTGGAGTTTTTGCTTGTCTTAGGGATTTACATAGTTCTTCAGTGAATGTATTAAAAATTGCTTCGGGATATGAAATTATTTCATTATTTATATTTCTTCCAACTTTTTTAAATGACTGCTTTGCTTTTTCTTTTACTTTTTCTATATTTTTACATTTACTGTTTGCTTGTGAGGTATCTGATATACTAGAAGAATCAAAGCTGAATTCGGTTTGTCCAGATGAATTCTCTTTTACGAGGCTTTCTGAGATATCGGGTGGCAAAAAGTTAGTAACAAATTCTTCCCAGGAAGCTTGTTCTCCGGAGGATTTAAAATAAGCAACTGATTGTTCCATTTGGGAGAACAATATATTATTTATAAAATTTATCATAGGAGAAGAATTTAGATATGTTATCTTTTTCTTCTTTATTTCTTTATAATCGCATCCTATTTTCTTTACTTCAATTTTTTTTATCTTACTAAAATCTTCTTTATAATAAATTTTTATTCCATCAACTTTCTCAAAATTAAAAATTAAGTTATCTTTTAAAAAATCAAAAATGTTATTAGTATATTTTCTCATATGATGATAACTTTCTATTAAAGAAAAAACTTTTAATACAGCTTTTTGTTCAATTCTTGCCTTATCAAATAAAAATGATAAATATAGAAGACCATTCAAGTAAGTATCAACATTAGATTCAAATTCCTTAGGATTATAAAACACATCTACTGGGGGTTTCTCCTCATCACTATCTTCATTATTTTCTGGCGGTTGGTCTTCCTCTGGGAGTTCTGGTATAGATGGAATAGAATTAAAAATATCTGCTGGAACTGTTATTAAAACCTTTATTGGAACATATTTTGTATTAACATAAAAATCTAAATTTGTTATATCTTCTGGAGTTGCAGTTTCTAATAAAAATTGATGTACACTAACTCCAGTATATACTTCATATAGAGGATCCTTATCATAAAAGTTAATTAATCCCGCTATTCCCTCTAACATTGCGGAAGTTAACATCAATGATAGTTGCTCATCTCCTTCAATTACTTTATAGTCAGTTTCCACAACAATTGAATATTTACATGTCTTTTCATTTAGAAATGGTTCTGTTTGGTCTAGTGTCGTCCAATCGGGGATAGTTGCATTTGGGTTTGGAATACAAGTTGGACAGTCTACTGAGGGTATAATAACTTCACAAACTTCATTATCAATATTTAATATTGCTTCTTTAAAATTATTTGCCATTATGTCGACCTCACAGATTTACTTTTAATGCTAGTTTCTTTCACCCCAAGATATGTTTCCTTAAAGTAATCCAAATTCTTTTTAAACTTTTCCATCTTATCCTTTCTCATATTAATTTTTAAATTTGTCACTGGAACTTTTGATAATAAAGATACAGATGGTGAATCGGGACCAACTGGAGTTATATGTGTGTGATTCGCCAGTGCATTATTAAACTTCTTCTGTATATCATAAAATGTTTTTAAATCGGAGGATAACAACTGTACTTCCTTAATCAGCGAATCTAAGAAAGCTTCCAGATTATCTCCCTTTACGATTGGCTGTAAATAATTATATCTTTTTCCGCCTTCTTTAAAGGTACCATCAGATATACCAGCCAAGAAGTCTATTCCTTTTGATGTTTTAATCTTTCCAAACAATGAGTTTGGTTCTGTTCCTGGGTTTAGTGTACTTATTTTAATACCCTCTCTTGCTACAATCCTGACGCTATCTGCCTTCAATCCTATCGCAGATCTAGATCCAGACTTACCAACAAACCCGTCTGATATTTGCCATTCTTTATCAATATTAGTTCTTTGAGAAATTAATACTGTTGCTGCATCTTGTGATGATGTAGCGATAGATGGTATGAATTTCTTTAATTTTAAAAAATGATTAGTTGCGCCAAGGCCTGCAATAAGCTGAATCTGCCCAGATCTGTTTGCTCCTCTAAACATAGATTCTTGGCTTTTCCCCAATATTATATGAGCATTCGTGGGATTTGATATTACTTTCTCTGTTGGCTTTCTATCATAAACCGTTCCCTGCTCAAGCATTTTATCGCCGTCGAGTCCCTGGAATGGATTAATATTTATTGACTTTTTTTCGTATTGGCTAAGATTATCAGTATCTCTTTCTTTAGTTATTTCGTCAGGCATTTATATATTCTCCGATGCAATATAATAAATAGATTGCTGATAAAGTATTTGTTTATTCATCCGTGCCGTCTGTTTGTAAAGGCATTGAATTAACTGAATCTGATGTTGGTAAAGAATTCCCATCCCAAGTTTCGTGAAATCTATTTATAACACTAAAAACATTAACTTTTTTGTTAGTATTATTGAATCTCCAGTGCCATCGTTCACTTTTCACCGTCCTGTAAAAGCCATATTTATACATGTTATTAACCATCCAGGTATAATTTTCGGGAGGTGATGTATTAAGATCAATAGCAAACCCAGATTCATGTTTACTTCTTCCGACTGGAGCTACCTTTACTCTACAATTTGTTGTTGTATCGTTTGGGCAATCGAAGTAATTTCTCAAGCTTCTCTGAGAAGACAAAATTTTAGTATTAGGATTGAGAGTTTCTAGAAAATTTTTGAGAGCATATATATTAATTTCTCCAATCTGAGTATCTGGAACTCTATTCCAATTAGAATATGTTTTAGTTGGTCGTTCTGCTTCTCTATTAACTGCTTTTAAAACGTCTCCTACTGTAAGAATTGGTATACTAGGTCTGAAAGATGAGTTAACCTTTAAATTGTATCCCTCTACTGAAGACATTAACATTACTCTAATTGCTGGCTTTAAGACTTCTTCTGATTCTAAAATAACGAAAAGGTTTTGTACTTTATTCCCATAATGAGATAAATTAAAATTATTATAATTAGTTGAGGCGCCAGATCTAGGAGATAAATTAAACATTAAAATAGTTTGTTTTCCGTTTATTACTGGGCCGGGGAGAGCATTATCTGCAATTTTTGCGATCCTGTCTTCAAAAGGTTTATATTCCATTTGGCCGATAGTTACAAGTGGGCCAAGATCATCGTTAATAATATTCTGTGCCGAAGTATCAAATTGATTTCTTAATGATTGTGGTGTTTGAACTGTATTGGGATCAGTTGCTTCTGATATATTTCCTAATTTATACCCATCCTTATAAACCCCAAGATAAGTTCCAGTTTTGTGCTGCTTATCATCATATTTAACTTTTATGAGAGATCCGGGGGTTGGTATTTGATTTTCCTCTGCATTTTCATTATTTTGGTTTGGAAGCTCTTGAATAAAACAGGGATGTTGTCTCACTAATACTAAATCTCTCATGATACTTTTAGTTTTTGTCACTACCCCAGATGGTCTAAAATTTTTAAATGTATCTGGCATTGGTAATGCTGAATCGAATTCAGGAACTCTAGCATAAATTTTAAGATATTTTTTAAGCTCATCTGTTTCATTTGCAGTGGAAGATGGAATAGTATTTGGTGGATAGGGCGACATAACAATTTCGACTAACATTGCTAATGCATAGTGCTCACCCTTATCCATTAATAATTTTGATTCTCTATCTTTTTTATTTCGCTCTTGAGTTGAGGCTAAACCTGAATTGACATTTGAGGCTCCAATTCCGGCTCTGTTGTTAATTGTTGGTTCATCAAGCTTATTTATCATCCCAGGTGTAGGATCTAATATTGGCTGGTCTTCTTCGGGCACACCTATTCCTCCCTTTCATCAACGACTTTATCTTGTATCATATCGAATAGAGTATCCTTGTCTTTTTCGGATAAGTTGTTATTCTCTTTTGAGCCCTTCGCCATTAACGCGGATATTTTAACAAGCTGTTCGTTGGATCTTTGTAGCGTCTCTACATATTTCGCTGCTATTAGACCAACTTCTTTGTGCCGTTCTTCATTTTGTGCTAGATAGCCCATAGCGTCTTGTAGCAGACGCTTTGTTGTATCTCTGTCTTCTCGGATGTTATCTACTGCTTCTGATAGATAATCTTCTAGTTCCTCTAAATTTGTCCTACGTCCCATTTTTCTTTAAAAACCTTATACTTTATACGAACCTTGTTAAGCGAATTAACAATCTGCTTTGTGCTTAATCCGGTGATCTCTCGCATGTATAAGTAAATAGCTTTCTTATTGAAAATTTCTATATCATCAGAGGAATGTAATAGTATTTTGATGGCCTCGATTACTTTTCTATCATTTGCCTTAAGTTTTGTTACATCCCAATTTTCTATTTCTTTCCAGAGAAGAGAAATAAACTCATCTGCTTCTCTCACATTCTCATATTCATTTTGAACAGAGCAGAATTCAATCTCTGCTTTTTTTGACATTTCGTTAATATCAACTTCTGTATAATTTCTTCTCTTGTTCTTCTTTGTTTTTTGGATGAACCAGTTCTTGGTAATAACTGAGAAGTATGCAAAAGCTCTATGTCCCTTATCTGGATTATATTTATCAATGATTGTATTAAGCCATGATTTACATTCTTCTCTTAGTTCTTGCGAGTTTGGGAGGGCTGTAAATCTAAAACGAAATACAATTTTATCAACCATCTCTGAGAATACTGGTTGTATCATTTTTACATATAAGTTTTCTCTTTCTTCTCGATCATCAGACTTAATATAATCAATTATTGCTTGCTCATGTTCATCTCTAAAATAATGATTCTTTTTACTCTTACTCTTAGTTCTTCTTGCTCTACGTGCCAAACCTGTTTCTCCTATTCGGTTAAGTATTCTCTTATCACTTCTGATAACTCTTTGGCATGTCTTAAGAGATGAGCTAATGTTTCATCACCGTAGAACATTTCCATTTCATGGACTTGATCTACATGATCTGCAAAATTATCAATAACTGCTTTCATTTCTTCTAGGTTCTCGCTTAATTTGAGAACCATAGTGGCCGCTCTAAACGAGTACCAAAACAGAAATATATTAGCAGCTATTGAAAGTGATGACAAAATAATAAGCATAATTGATAAATTGCTCATTCGTATTCTTTCCTTAATTCATTTTTCATTTCTTTCAATGACTGTTTGTTATCTTCAATGTATTCTTTGACAATATCACCAGCTTGTGGATCTATGTCTTGGCCCTTATTTAAAAGGGACACGGGTGTCGAAGGTACTCTCGTAAGAGTATCTTCAAATTCGCAAGCGGGACATGTGTTTAATGTCTCGCTCATTGAATGCCTTGTTTCATTATATTGTTCACACTCTGAACAATAATAAGTATACTTAGGCACTAGTTTCTTCGTCCTCGACTTGTAAATCAGTATTAACTGTTGGAGGATTTTTGACGACTAATCCTTCGTTCGTGTTAACTAACTCAAATCCCTGTAGAACCGGAACTATGTCCGTTTGTGTTAAGAGGCTATTTTGTAACGCCATCATAACTGCTCCCAGAGCTTGATTCGATAGTTTCAGTGTCGTTTCCGTTGTTGTTTCTTGTTGACTCATTGTTGTTTCCTTTTCTATTGTCTTATAAGATTATAATCATCCTATAACTAATATAGCCCGTTATACCTTACTTGTCAAGTTTTTTCCTTGATAAGTTATTTATACCTTCTTAATTAAAACCCCTAAAGCTGGATGCATTGTATTTAAAAATGCTTTATTTGATAATTTTTGTGGATATTGTCCCATTGTATTATTACAAACAAATAATATAAATTTATTGGAAACCGTTTCAGATAAATTTATTAATTCTTCTGGCTTATATTCTCTAATATGATATTTGTTTTTGCATTTAAAAACATTATAGTTTGGAGTACTTATAAAAATACCTTCTGTACAAATTCTAAACATATGTTTTATGAAAGCTTCATCATCTGGGATATGCTCTATTACATCGAAGGCTGTTACAAATTGAAAGGAGTTATCTTGTATTTTTGATATGTCTTCTTTAATATCTGCACTAAGTTCTGGTGCAGGTTCTTGAAGTGTTACTACGTTTTCATTTTGTGAAAGCCTTGATCTTGAATTTCCCAATCCGCTTCCAATATCTAAAATTGATTTTTTTATTAATGTTCTTCCAATAAAATTTTGCCATCCTGGCTGTGAGTCTCTTCGTCCTGTCGATCCTCCCAAAAATGCTAAATCTACAAACTCTTCATTTTCTCTCATCATTATTTCTCTCTTTTTTTATTTTTTCTACCCTTTCTAACATAATTTGATGATATTCATAATGTTTTGGGTTTTGACATAAAGCGCGGGAATCTTCTTTGACTATTAATTTAGGAGATATTAAAACTTTTTTATAGGTATTCATGTTTGTGAATAATAGATCCGCCTCTCTATACAAAATTTCATCTTCTTCAAAATACATTTTATATTCTTTAAATATATTTAAAGAATCTTTTTCAAAAATGGAGCCCCACCCAACAAATTTATTTCTTGGGATATTTAACCAATGTGTTTGAGGACAATTAGCAAGAATGCTACATTCTGATTTTAAATAATTTATATACATCTTTGATATGTTAGTTGGCATTTGATCATCATCTTGTACATAAATAATATTGTTAGATGCCATTGCTGCTGCTTCATATCTACCCAAAGTTATTTTATTAATATTTGAATTATTAATTACAATGTTAATATCTTTAAACATGTTTTCTTTATATTCACGAGTAACATCATTATTCCATAAAATAATTTCTGAAATTCCTCTCATATTGTAGATAGAATTAACTAAATAATTTGTTATTTCATGTCGTTTCCATACTAATATTATTGCTGTTATCATTATTGTTTGAATTAATATATATTTAATGCTTCTATGAAAATATTAATTGAATTATTAGATATTTTTCGCATTTCTTCAATTAGTTTTTTACCATCTTTTTTAAACCATGATTCAGATGCTGCACCAATTAATTTTTCTTGGGTTATAACCTTACAATTTAACATTTTTGCTTCAACTACAATTCTTCCACAAGTTTCAAGATGGCCAGTCATAAAAATTAATCCATGATAACTACTCAATTTCTTTAAAAACTTTCTATGGTCTGGAGAGGAGATTAGTTCAAAAGACAAATTATTATTTTTACAATATTTGATACAATCACTAGTTCTTTTAATTGGGTTATTCGAATCCATTATCGCATATTTATTATTTTTTGAAGTTTTTAAAAGAACTTCAATATAATCTAAATCCTCGGAAGTCCAGACGGAGGAACCCATTTTCTTAATATTCTTTAGGCCTGTGTTCTTTTCTATTGTATCTACTGCTAAATTTGTTAAGCACACAACTGCTTTTGCTTTTTCATAAAAATCACGGTTTATAATATCATTGGGTGGTGCTTTAAAGTTTTTATAAAATATTGGGTTTCTTGTTCTTAAATATTTGTGATCATGTTCATAAATTACATAATTTAAATTATGTCGTATATATTGCTTATTAGTTTCATTCAAAGTTACAAAATTAGAAATAATAAATGGTTTTTTTCTATTGTTCTCTAAAAATTCTATAGTCACATTTTTACAATGCACTTTTTTAACTGCAATATCATTTTTGCTAAAATATTTAAGAAGAGAATAATCATTTAGCTCCGCTCCTCCAGTTAGATCTTCATAAAAGAAATCTGCTATGAAATAAATTTCACTATACATCTGTCATTTCTTCCAGTTCTCTAAACCATTCCTCAACAGCCGGGTCTGGATTATAAATCCCACTCACATACTTCTCATCAATCACTTCTTCACTGAATTCTTTCTTTACCCATTTCTGTAGTTTCTGGGCCTTCTTCTTCCAATTCCCATACCCAGTGCGGACTTCTCGTAAACGTCGCTTAAAAGACCCTTCTCGGGCGAAAGACCACATAGAATCGGCCACGAGAACACCATCCCAAACAGCTTCCTTTTGAATAGGCTGTAAATCGTATTCTACGCTTGCGAACATGGGTTTATTTCTCTTCTTATTCTTTGGATCTGGAACATAAAGAAAATCACATTGTCCGGACCATCCTGGAACGATTACAGGCATTGCATTGTATACTGCTTCAAAGATAGGAAGCCCGAAGCCTTCTCCATGGCTTGTGCTTGTATAACACTTAATTTGAGGGTGATTATATAGAGAATTCATTTCTTGTTCATTCATATTTCCGTGTAAGAGATATACCTTGCACTTTCTATTTGGGAAGTTATTTAATACAACCTCCAACATTTCTTCTGTATGTTCTCTATCGATTCTATTATTCTTCTTAATCGAGGTCTTAACAACTAGTCCAACCTCTTGATCGAAGTTCTCCTCGCAGAACCATTGGATAAGTGTACCAAGATTCTTTCGAGGGCCCATTTGACAAACTGTTAGATAATTGAAATCATAGTCTAGTTTGAATCCAAGATCAATTACTTCATGTTCTTTTACTGGATATCCTACAACCTCGATAGGAGTAGTTAAGCTTAGAGTTACAGTTTCACCAGTTTCTGGATGTTGGCCTGTATAAACTGTATTCTCGAATACGTTCTTTGAGTGTTCTGAAATGGTGATCACTTTATCCATCTCATTTGCTTTTTGTAGCCACTCTGGTGCAACCTTTGTTGTTTCAATTCCCGCTGTAATACCAATATTAACTGGAGCTAGCCTTTCCCATTCATTTGGGATTGTGACTTGTAGTGAAATATCAAAGTGTTCTTTATTATTGATGGCTATTTGAGTCTCCGCAATAATCTTATCTAGATCTTTGCGCTCTTGTGTGTCTTCTGAAATCCAGCCAGTTTGACCCCAGTTAGCTGGTACCACATACAACTTGAATAAGTCTGGACGCTTGGCCAGTGAACGATATACTGTTCTAGCGTGTACTCCATAGCCTGAAGATGTTAAAATTGGACCTCTGATTAAAATTCTCTTAATTGACATTTCCTACCTCCTTGATTTCCCAAGCTTCATAGCCTTCTCTTGTTTCCCAAGAGCCGTGACGTTCGTGAATAGATGTGATTTCATCAACCCATCGTTTGGTGAAGTCTTCAAAATTATAGTTTTTAGCAACGTGCTTTTTCCCTTGAGAAATCATTTTCTTTCTTTTTGTTTTGGACATCTTATACATTTCTCTTAAAGCATTAATAAAATCTTCTTTCGAAACACGATCTTCATAAATGTATGGAACGGACTGTGATCCGATAATTGCTTTTGATGCTGGTTCAATACCAATCCCAAACCACTTCTTGCCATCTGTAACCTGTTCTTGAAGTCCACCAGTCATACTCACAATAATTGGAGTACCACAGGACAAAGACTCCAGTGTCGCCAAGCCAAATCCTTCTGCATCTGAAATATTGATTGTACAATCTGAAATGTTATACATTACAGCTAGGGCCTCGGGTGGAATCTTTTTAGTTGATAACATGATTCTACCATCATCTGCTTCAAGATGATTGATAATGTGAGCTAAGTCTTGGCCGTGCTTATCTTTTGGATCAGTATGCATAATGAGCCTTACGTTCTCTGGTCCAACTTGTTCTGCGAATTCGTTAAACCAATGAACAAGACTTCCGCTCATCTTGCGTCGTGCATTTCTGTTATTCCAAAAGAATGTAAATCTCTGATCATCTTCAAAGTGTTGTTCTTTAAGTTCCTGTACTGTTTCTTCTGGGAAAGCTTGGAAGACTTCTGAGTTAACCGCGTGTGGTAAATAATGTGCTTCTACGTTTGGAGATACCGTTGTAACAATATCGTGAGTTACTTTCGAGATGTTAAACACAACATCTGTAGACTGATAAAATTTATTATTATAGTGTGGATATGGATAATTATCCCAAACGTGATAATAAACCATCGGAATGTGTGGCCGGACCTCGTTTTCAATTTCCCACAACCAAGCCCAGTATCTTGGGTCGGTCATAAAGAATAATAGATCTGGCTTCTCTGTCCAAATAGCAGAACGAATCATTTCTTGTGTTCCGTATCCGTCTACTGGAATGACTGTCCAGTCTTCTCCGTATTCTTCTGTTCTCTGAGGCTTATAGCTAGCATGTTTAAGTGCTCCTCCGAGGTTAATGATTGAAAACTTACCTGTTTTAAGGAGGGCTTCACAAATATATTTTAATTGTGTTCCAACTCCAGAAGGTGCGAAAGGAGAATCTCCTAACATTAGTATTTTTATTTTCTTATTCTCTGACATTTATTGGCTATCCTATGGGCAATGTTTAGTTTTATGAAACTCACATTTTGCACATGATAAGCGGTTTTTAATATGTCTGTTTCTCTGAATATTATTAACTGCTTTTTCTAAGAGGGCCATAGCATTATCAGTTTTCTTTTCACCACTGGTTACTCTGAAAATTTCTACTCTGTTTTTCTTAGAAGTTCTTTTAAGGAGTGCAAAATGAGTTTCTATTAATTTTGTATCGATATTATGCTTTTTAGCAAAGAAATGCTTGTAAAGCGTCAACTGATAAGTGATAAGTTTATCAGTTCGTTTTTGAAGATTCCAACCCCAGCTACATGTTTTCCAATCAATGATATGATATTTACCATCTGCTGTTTTAACTACTAAATCAATGAAGCCTTTGAAGTTGTTATCGTCTCCGAAGGCTTCGATGAGTTCATAGAGTTCTTCTTCTGTATTAACTACTTCGTATTCTCCAAAGTATTCTTTAACTGCTGGAAGTACTTCTGGTAGAATATCTCTTCCCTGTGTTTCCATTTGACGAATTAAATCTTCTCTTAATTCAAGATCAGAGGGTAAAGAAATTAACTCTCTTTCAAATTCTTTTTCAAACAGAACTTCTGTATTAATATCTTCTGTTAATAGAAGACTTTCACAAACAGTATGAACCGCAGTACCAAAGGCTGTGAATTCATTACCCTTAAATTCTTTAATTTTATCTAGATATATAAGTTTATGTTTATAAGCACATTCAGACCAAATTCTCATTTCTGAGAAACTTATGTGCTTTCTTTTTTGACTTTGAAGATTTTTTTGATTTACGTTTTGACTTTTTGTTGTTGTTGTCAATTATGATCTCTACTTGTTCTTGTTCATTACTTAATATAACATCTTTTGTTGGTTTGTCAAGTGGTTTTTCAATAATTATTTCTTTTTCTGGTAAATTAAACTCAAATCTTCCAGTACACAAGCCTTTATTAACATTATTTAAGTTGTGCCCATAAGTCATTTTACCAACTTCAATATTATTATCTCTTAACCATTGGGTGACTTCACTCTTTGTACATGACATCCTGACTGGTTGATAGTTTTTTTCATATGGTGCCATTTCAACTGTTACTAGAACTGTTTCATTTATTGTTTCAGAACTTATTCTCTTATAAGATTCTTTAATTATTATATTGTACATTCTTTATGAATTTCCCCTATTTTAGTAAATAGGGCTGGACTAATTTGTTTGAGGTATTTTCTTTCATCTAAGAAGTAATATTCAAATCCAGTAGCAAAATATTCTCTTATAGAGGTTGCTGCATAAGGAGAAGTAAAAATACCTTGTTGTGAGAAAATTACATTCAATAATTCATAACCGATATCTTTATAAAGAAATTCATCTAATTCCTTTGAGTATTCTGAATCAATGAATAAAGCTTGATTTGTTTTAAAACCCATTTCTTCTAAAATCTTCATTAACTTAACTCTTTTTCTTATGAATTCATCTTCTATCTTACTATCTCCATAAATTAGAAAGGAATACTTTGTTTCTAAAGAATGAGCAGTTTCATGAATGATATCATCTAATAAATCTGATTCATTATCTTGAACATTACTGATGTATATTGCTCCATCTTTATAAAGAGCATTCAGGTCATGGTTAATTAACATCTCAAACTCTCCAATATACATTGAATCTATTTCTTCAAACATACTATCTGGTAAAGTTGTTTTCAACTGATCAATTACATTATTAAGATCAATCTTATTTTTAAAATTATCTTTTATATAAATATTAATATTATTTAACTTGTATTCTTTATTCTCTGTCATATTATTTCTCCAAGAGTATTTTAAGTATTCTAAATGATAAACATTACCATCTATCTTAATCTTCTTATTAAACATCTTATATAGTATAGCATCCTTTTTGCTCGTTGTCAAATTCTTTTGACAACATTTTACAAGATCTTCGCTGCAAGGGTTGCAACTTCTGATCTTTCTCCCTTTTTGAGAGTGACGTGTCCAGCAATTCCGTATTCCTTGAACTGCTCAACAGCATGAGTTAATCCATTTGTAAGTTCATTAATATAAATATTATCAATCTGCTCAATATCTCCAGTTAATACTATTTTTGAGTTCTCTCCAACTCTTGTTAAAATAGTTTTTACTTCATGAGGAGTAATGTTTTGACACTCATCAATAATAATAAAAGAATCTGGAATGCTTCGTCCTCGAATGAAACTGATTGCCTCAATCTCAATTGTTTTCTTATCCATATACATCTCCAGGGTTGCTTCATCAGAACCAAGTAAATATTGAAGATTATCTTGAATTGGTTTAAGCCAGGGAAGCATTTTTTCTTCTAATGTACCAGGAAGAAAACCAATATCTTTTCCTACGGGCTGAACAGGTCGAGAAATAAGTATTTTCTTATAAGATCCCGTGCCAAGCGTTAGAGTTTGTTCTAATCCAGCGGCGGAAGCAATAAGAGTTTTGCCTGCTCCTGGTGTACCTACCAGTGATACAACTTTAATATTTGGATCCAATAATAAATCCATAGCAAACATCTGCTCTTTGTTTCTCGGACATACTCCCCATATTCCTTTTTTAAGGTCCGTTGGAAGCCTTCTTAAAGGAGTGTGTGGGTTAGTATATCTTGCTAATGCACTTTTCTTTTCATCCGTAGAACATACTAAAATTAAGAATTCATTTGGTTTACAATCTTCGAGATCTAAAAAGACTTCTTCTCCAGCATAAAAACCATCGATGATATCTATATCGACAATAATCTCAGAATATCCACTATAGAGGTTATCTCTTTTATCTATTACTCTGTTAGCAGTGTATTCTTCGACTTTAAGTCCCAAACTATCGCTGATAACTCTCATATTAATATCGCAAGTCACAACTACAACTTCTTCATTTGTTTCTTTCTGAGCAGCCAGCGCTGTCGACATTATAAGATGATCAGCATGCTTAAGATCTAAATCCTTTGGTAATAATTCAGGACTGTGAGCCATAACTTTTACAATTCCTTGATATTCATTTAAAACAACACCCTCTCTAAGTGATCCTACATTTCTTAGATCGTCCAGAGTTCGAATTAGTTTTCTTGCTTGGAGGCCGACTCCATCTTGTCTATTTTTATGTTTATCCAGTTCTTCTAAAACCTTTATGGGTATAACAATATTATTATCTTCGAACTGGAAAATAGATTCTGCATCTGTTAAATAAACACTAGTATCAAGTATATATGTTTTCTTCAAGTTTGGTACCTCCGAGGTTTAATGTTCCGATGTAAGTAGTTGTTTGTAAACCGAAACACTACTTATAAATATAAGATGGTATGGGGGTGTAGCTCATCTGGGAGAGCATCTGCTTTGCACGCAGAAGGTAGCAGGTTCGAGTCCTGTCACCTCCACCATTTTATTGAAAATATGTTTATTTTCTTGACTTTTTACAATATATGTGTTACATTATATACATGGAAGAAAAAGATACATACCCTAGCTGGAAATACAAAAACGCAAATCACTTTGAAAGTCTTAACTTAGAACCAAAATTGGTTGTTAAAAAAGTTAAGATAGGCTCTAATAAGGGAAAGTGGTATTACAAGAAATATCGTAATAAAGAAATTTCAGAGTATTATGAGACTCATATTGAGGCTTTAGACGAGGCGACAAGAAGTGCAGAAATCATTTAATGGATAAAATAATTCTATTCGATGCACCTTCTCCTACTTACTTTGTCGAGGAGGCGCCTTGATTTTGAGTACAAAAATAAAGCCAGAAATTCAGAACTTTATATTACAATACGTTGAAATACTCTATAAAGATGTTTTAACAATGAATGATGGAACGGATCCTCCGATTCCATATCAAATTATTATTCTACCAGATGATTTAAAAGAAATGTGGATCATGGATAATACAACCAAGAAAATGATAAGAATTTATACAGGAATGGAGGTATTAATAACAGATGCTCCAGATGAAGAAGGATATGTTAAAATAGTTTCAGATAATATACCACGAGGCTATGCAGAGATTCCTTTAAAATACATTAAACAGATAGGTTATAACTAAACAAGACTAGTTATTGTTGGAGGCCCAAATGAACAAAAAACAAATTAAAGAATTAGTTATTGAGGCAAACCAGGAACTCTTATCTGAAAGATATCCTCAATACGGTGATGAACAGGCAGCGGAGATCAAACAAGACATAACCAAGTTTGATAAGTATAGTAGCCAAACCTACCAGTTACTTCAACAATTACAAAGAGATATCGTAGCTGATTACCAAGCAGGAAATGTCACAGAAATTCAATTAGAGTATATAATGACAACTGTATTGCCAAACATTTCACAGCAAGTACAATATACTCACCAAATGTTAGATGCAATGAAAACCCAAGGCGTAAAGCATGTAGATTCTCGGGATTTTAATCCTTATGAAGAATAAAGATGTGGTTAACTGGAAATGGGAAAAAGATATCATTTGAAGAAGTTGTTAGTATCACTAAAGAATATTCTAAAAAGGGTGCTAATGTATATATTGGGTGTGATAGCCAAAAAAGCAGGACAGACTGTGTGTTTGCTAGCAGCATCTGTCTACACGGAGCCAGAGAACAAGCGGGCGGAATTTACTTTTACAAACGAAACAGCAAACTTGCAGATAAATTTCCAACTATAATGCTTCGTGTTCTTCACGAGGTAGAAATGACAATAGAACTTGGAAACTTGCTTACAGAAGAAATACCAGACATTAACATTGAGTTACATCTGGATATTAACCCAAAAGAAGGTGCATATACTAATAAGTTTGTTAACATGCTAACGGGCTATACCAGGGGTTCTGGATTTAAATATAAACTCAAGCCTGAATCTTGGGCTTCCTCTTCGGTCGCGGATAAACATTCCAAATGAAATTAATCGGAGAAGAATTAAAAGAAAAGTTTAAAGTGGGAGATATAGTATATACAAAACCTCTTATAAGGGATAAATTCGTAACGGGAGTTATTCTGAAAATATACGATGCTGAAATGGCTAACAAATTATTACCAGCAGCAACGATCTATCTCTTCGAAGATAAAGTTACTAGAGACTATTTATTAGAGGTACTGCGCATCAAGGAACAAGAAGCATGAATAATCAAGATTTTAAAAAACTTCTCAGAGAAAGTATAGAAGCAAGAAAAGAGAAAGAACTTGAAGAGGGTTTTTTCGCCAATAAGCTTGAACAATTAATTGGGAAAGCCATCGATTGGGTGGATGATAACGCAGTAAAAACAGATTCAAGAAATATTGATGATCCTAGTAGGTTCAAAGATAAAGAAGATAGAACATTACAAGTGATACATGTATTTCGAAAAGTAGTCAAGAAGGAAGCAAAAAAGCAAATTAGTGATTTTAATAAAGATAAAGAAGAAGAAAAACAAATGAAGAAAACTGAAAAAGAAATTAATTATATATCCCAAGTTATAGCTATGAATATATTTGAAACCCTAAAAGAAAGTCCAAATGCAAATCCTAAAGAAATACAAGAAATTGCAAAAAAGGAAATTTCTAATTGGCTAGATATACCAGTTAAAAAAGATGACAACGATTCCGAAGAGGAGAATAATGATGATTTGCCCTCAGGCGATGGGGAGGTGGAAGACCCAAATGCAAATGCTTCTGATGATTTTTTAGATCCCAAAGTTAATGCAGCATCAATTACAAAACAAATTAATAGATGGCTACGCTCACAAATTTATGTATTAACAAGATCTAATGCGGGAAAAGAATCAAAAAAAGAATCAATTAAATTTATTCAAAATTTAAATATTATTTTAAAGAAAGATAATCCAGAAATTTTTAAACAATTTCTAGTAGCCACATTTAAAAAACATCGCACAAGAGGTGCTACAAAAACAAGATCAGGAGGCAGCGGATCCTGGATTGTTAATCATCCCGGAAATTTAGATAGATTAAGTTTAAACAACTTTAAAAAAATAATGGAATACTTATTAAAAAATACAAAAATGAAGCCAATTTTTAATGCAGTTGACTCCCTAGAAGAATCCAAAAAAAGTTTGTCACACTCGCGCCTTCATGAATCTCATCAAAAAGAAAGAGATGAAGAAATATACAACAAACTAATGAAAAGACTAAACAACCAATGAAAATAACAAATAACTCACATATGCAAAGATTCGAGGAGTTACAAGAACTACTAAAAGAGTTCTGTCCTTTCGCAAAAGAAAAAATGGGCTTTTCAAATTATCCCTCGAATATAACTTTCCAAGACGATGCAGAGAACGCATCAAACATGTTAGGAAAAACAGCACATTATGATCCAGCATCCAGCAGTATTACTGTATTTGTGACAAACCGTCATCCAAAAGATATTTTAAAGTCAATATCCCATGAACTCGTACATCACGTACAGAATGAACGCGGAGAGTTCAGTAGAGATATGGAAATGGGTGAAGGATACGCTCAGAAAGATGATCATCTCAATTTAATGGAGAAAGAAGCATACACAGAAGGTTGTATGATATTTCGAGAGTTTGAAGACACGAAAAAAACAACAGGTCTACAAGAAGCCTTCAACAGAAGAGGTGTCAGGCTGTATGATAGATTAATGAAAAGATTACTTAGATAAGGAGAAATATAAATGATCACCGATCTAAGCCCTAATAATCATACTTTTACTGAAGTGGGTTCTCCTATTTTAGAAGAAACTAATGGCCCTCATGGAAATCCGGTTTACTGGTATGATGGTGCTTCCTCTTTTGAAATAAGTGACTTTACTAAATTACCAGAATTTACAATTTCTTTTTGGGTGTCTATTGATTCTCCTCCACAGGGATATAACGTTGGAAATGTAGGTTTCCCACATTATAGAGCAGGTATTGTATATTATAGCTCAGGATATGATGGGTGGGGAATGTATGTTCATACGGTTAATAGTACTTATCAGGTTTTTAAAACATCTATAAGTAGCCCGCCCATCTCTAGATACGAACAAACAATATTAGATTATGATGCAGCAGCCCCTGGCTGGTATTATATAACAACAACATATAATAACCAAGGATCCGGAGGAACACTAACTTCATATGTAAATGGTCAACAAGTTATACAAAATTCACATTATATTGTTAATTCAAACCAACAAACTCCAACAAACTTATTATCCATTGGAAATTATGGCGACAACACTGGGGAGAATTACATTGGTTATATCTCGGAAGTATTAATTTTAAATAAAGAACTCAATTCAATTGAGGTTACAAATATATACAATTCTCAATTGTCTAACGGAGAAACCTTAACAGAAGTCGGACTCAATAACTTACCATTTGCAGCATCAAATGTTGAGTTGTGGACTAAAGAAGAAGTAGATGATATTACGGGCCCGGTTATAACTTTAAACGGCGGAAACACGATAACAATAGAACAAAATTCAACCTGGAATGATCCCGGTGCTACAGCATTGGATGCAGTTGACGGTGCAGTTTCAGTATCAATTTTCCCGGAGTATATTGATACTTCTATAATTGGTCCAGAAACTATCTCATATATTGCTTCAGACAACACTGGTAATGAAACAATTATCTATAGAGAATTAATTATAGAAGCACCAGTGGCCTTTGATAAGGGCGATAAACCTCCTTTACTAAATTCAGATTTTATAATAAATACACACAAATTGGTAAATCATGAATCCTCTACCGCTTCACAAAGAGCAGTTCCATTTGCGGGGTCTTCAAAAACATCTTCCAACATCAGAAAAGCTGAAAATATATATTCAAGAGAAGATAAAAACATTCGAGAAATAAAAGAAGCCCTTAAGTTAAAGGATAGACAACCAGAAATATATAAACGCAAACATAAGCTAACAGAGTCGACAATCAATTCAAAACATACTAAGGTGAAATTACAAGAAGCTATTAAAAACAAAAATATAAAAATAGTTTATAATGATATTGTGGGAGATCTAGGCTCTACTTATAGTACTTCTCTTTTAAGTGAATTTTCTGAAGAATTAGAAAGATTAGATTATTTATTAGACTCTAAAACAATCAGAGAAGATATAAGAGATGCGATAGTCGAAGGAGATGGAATTGCACCGTTTGAAGATATATCAGCAATTGAATCAATAGTTTTAAACGCAAGATCTAATAACTAATACCATAAACGAAAAAACAAACTATTTATAGTATTAGACCTAAAAGGAGTTAATTATGGCTAGTCCAAGAAAAAGAAGAGAAAGAAAGGCAGCAAGACTTGCTGCGCAACAAGCAGCAGAACAAGCTAAACAAGCTAGGCTACAACCAGTAGTCGCTGAAACGCCTGCTCAAAGCAATGAAACAGTAAAGGCTGTACAAATTGAACAAGCAGTTGAAGCTGTTAAAACTATCGAGGCCGAAAGAGAAGAAAGAATCAATAAGGCCCAGCAAGAAAGAATTAGACAGCAAATCCAGGCATCAGAACAAGAATTAAAGGAGAGAGAGACACTAATCACTAGTGCTCGCAGATTAGATGAAGAAACAAAAACTAAAACAACTAGCAAAGCCGCTAAGAAAGTCACTAAGAAGACCACTACGAAAAAGGTTAAGAGTGAAGAATAAATAATGCCTAATCTTATGAACATGACAAGAAAGTTTCTTTTAGGAGAATGGACTCAAAATGCCAGTCCTGCTTCACACCTTCAGGGTTTAAAGGAAGTACTACAAAATATGCGTCCTCGGACCTTATCTGAAAAGAGAAGGCTTGAGGTTGCTATGGGTCACCTAAGAGAAATAAGAAGAAGTCATAAAAGATTAGAAGAAAAGTTGCACATTCTTGAAGAACAGGTTAAGATAATAGAAGAACAGAAGGGAGATTAAAATGGGTGGTGTTGGCGGTCACATGATGCACCTATATGATAATCCTCTTCTCACATTTAGTGAGATGAGAGAAATCTTTGATCTCGCCGCAGCAGGAGCCCTTAAGGGAACAGAAAAGACAGATGGTCAAAATCTGTTTATTTCCTATTCTATTAAAGATGGCAAAGCTAAAGCTGCTAGAAACAAGTCAAATATCAAAGCAGGTGGTTTAACCGCCACTGAGCTAGCTGAAAAGTTCGCTGGTCGAGGATCCTTAGAAAAAACATTTGTTGAATCTTTTGAAGCCTTTGAAAGAGTTGCTCAACGCCTAAGACCAGAACAGCAAGAGAACATATTTGGACCAGACACTAATATTTATTATAGTGCAGAGGTTTTGGATCCTCGAAGTGTAAATGTCATCAGTTATGATACAAAATCACTAGTAATCCATAGATCTGCTTCAGAATTTGATAGAAATACAGGAAACCCTACAGATAGGGATGTAAGCGGCAACATTACCTTCCTCTCAGACGCCCTAGAGAACGAGCAAGAGAATATGGCGGAAGATGACTATGGAGTGCAGTTGGACGCCATACAAGACCTACAGGAGTTCCTAGATCAAGAGTTCTTGCAAGAAACACAATCGAGGCTAACAGATCTACTAAAAGAACAGAGTATTTCAGATGATCAAACAATTTTAGACTTTATGATCTCCAAAATAAAGAAAACTCTCTATAATGAATATAATTTAACGGAGAACATTTCAAGAGAAGTCTTGAAATACATTATTACATCAAATTCAATAATTAAAGATAAGTATAATATCTCCAGAAGAGCCTCTAAGAACAATATTGTAAAACTAGCCCAGAATCCCGAAGAGGCTAAAAATGCAACCGAGGCGATGAATAACACAAAAGAAATAATGTCAGATTCACTAATGGGATTAGAAGACATAGTGCATGACTTTTCAGTAGAAGCGGTGAAGGGCCTAAGAAGCTTATTCATTTTAGATGATAAGCAAGAAAAAGAAATGCTTCGCTTAAGAAGAGAGACAGAAAGAGCAATAACAGCAATCGAGAACTCTGGTAATGAAGAGGCGATGTTTATTCTCCAGAAACAAATGAAAAAGCTGAAATCATTAGAAAATATTAATACAGCCTCAGAAGGTTTTGTTTTTGACTATGATGGTAGCACTTATAAATTTACAGGCAACTTCGCCCCGATGAATCAACTACTTGGTTTATTCAAATATGGCAGAGGCTCAGTTCCTCCGCTAGAAAAACTAGATGAATTCTCTATTAATGATGATCCGGGATATACTATGCCACAAAAGAAGAAAGATCTTGTTGTTGTATACCCAGGAAGGTTTCAACCAATGGGAAAACATCACGCCGCTGCATTTAGCGGATTACAAAGAGAATTCGGAGAAAATAATGTATATGTTGTTTCTTCCAATGTGGTTTCTCCACCAAAATCTCCATTTAATTTTGAAGAGAAGAAAAAGATTATAATGGCTCATGGAATTCCAGAGGATAGGATAATACAAGCTAGAAATCCGTATGCACCGGTAGAATTGTTATCCAGCCTCTCGCCAGACACTGTTGTTTTATTCGCAGTAGGTGATAAGGATATGAGAGAGAGTCCAAGATTTAGGGTTGGCCTTAAAAAGAACGGAGAACCTTCTTATTTTAGACACTATAGAAATAATATAGATAATCTTGAGTCCTATGAAAAACATGGTTATTTAACAGTATTACCACACCAATCACTTGATGTTGAGGGATATGGTGAAATGAGTGGCACAACTCTCAGAAAAGTCCTCGCAGGTGCAGATAAACAAACCTTTGAAAATATCATGGGTTTCTTCAACGAAGAAATTTATAATCTAATGAAAGAGAAATTAGTAAGTGAGGTTAGAGAATCATTCTCGCTCCCTTTTTTGGATGCTCTGGTTGAAGAAGTATTAAATGAAGTCCATTCAGAGAAACAAAGAAGGTGGGCTTGCTCGCAAATGGAAGAACCAAGGGAACTCACCAAAGCACAAGCAAAAGAAATGTGTTATTCTAAGGATTTGGAAGAAGAGGAAGAGCTTGAAGAAATGTCATCTATGGGAGCAGGATCCGTAGAGGGTTATTCCGGCTCGACTAAAAAGAAGAAGCCACAAAGTATTATACGCCAGTAAAACAAAAAACACACACTATTTACTAGAAAAGGGTTAAAAGGAACAATCAAAATGATTAATAGAGAAGAATTTATTGGAGAACAGCTTTTAAGAGAAGCAATCCAAAAACTTATTAAAAAGAAGAAGAGTAAGAGTATTCAAGAAGAGAAATCACTTCGTAAAGCAATCAGAGGCTTATTAAGAGAAGAAACAGCAAAGAAAACAATCTATCCCTATACTTCTCTTAATGTTCTCTCCGATTTCATCAAAAATCAAGTTTATAAACCAACTTCCAACTTTAAATCGGCATATATGACGCTATCTTCAAGTAAAGAAGATCGGGAAAGGTTCCTACAACATATTCTAGATCTTTCGAGAGAAGACATGAAAAGAATGGATATGAATATGGAGCCCCTCAAGGATCCTTCTAAAATGGAGAAAGATCAAGCAGATAAAGATGAGTTAGAAGCAACTCCAGAAGAGGAAGTCAACAAAGACGAACCTATTATAGTCACCATGCAAGATCTTGACTCAAAAGGAGGCATGGTTGGTGATGAAGATGAAGAACCAATCGGAATTCCCGGAGAAGAGAATTTACAAGAAGATGATGAAGAACCAGTATCTGATCCAGACAATCGCGCAGAAAGAGATGCAGTTAGAAACTACGCTAACGAGACTTATAAGGGTTTCGGCTCTTCTTTGAGAACATATTACGAGAAAGTTCCAGACAACATTGTAAAAGTCAATGTCGAGGGCGAAGAAAGACAAATATCAGAAAAAGAATTGTTCTCTCTTTATCTCGAAAAGAATCTAATTGCTCATTCACAGATGGCAGAGCAATATATGGATTCAGAGAGTACTCTCACAACAGATGTCCCTGACGCTGATTCTAGCGCAGGAGATTTAGAGGCTGATACAGAAGAAGCCTCGGGTATTGAAGACTTAGACTTGGATATCTAGTGCCGAAGCGCCTAAAGTGGGAAAAGAAGCGTAAAAACACCAGGAAAGACCGGGGTGTTAATAAAAGCTATAGTATTCTCAACAAACTTCGCAAAGAAGGCAAAACAACAGAAGAGTTTGAGGTAATGATGAATAACCTCTCACTTGAAGAACTTCTAGCCGCAAAATTAGAGCTAGCAACGAAACCAATGAACCATAGACTTTATGGGTTCAATGTTTGGTATGTAATGAAGCCAGTACTCGACTCAGCGCTGCTCATCTATGCTATGTCTGCTACTAGAACGAAAAGAGAAGCTATGAAATTTCTAGGCTTTAATAACTCAGAAGATTTTAACAAACTACTTAAGAAGTACAAGATTAAAGAAGTTTTTGAAGAAGATACTTGACATTTAGCACACACTATGTTATATTTAAGTATAATGTAATAAAGAGGAGAATAGATAGGGTTATTGGTGGTAATTTAATATAATATAAGCATCAATAAGGAAAGAGTAAATATAATATAACGGTTTTGCACATTGTCTGTTTGTGCTTAGAATCAAGGAGAATATTACTTTCTTTTAAAATCTTAAATAAAACAGAATAGCATGTTGGCTCTGTAAGTAAACCAACCTGCTCTTTCTTTCCCTATCCCTCTTTAAATTAAACCCGGCGATTGTCGGGTTTTTTACTTGACAATCATCTGCTCCTGTGTTATAATATACATAAGGAGAAAGATGAAACACTTAATTAATCACTATGGCTTACTAATTCTATGTACAATCTTAATGGTTTTAACAGTTTTTCTAGCATCATGCGGAAACGATAATATTATCCTCGTTCTTGACGATACTGATATCATAGATACAGAAGATACAGAAACTGATATTATTCTACCAGACGACGCTATCGGAGGATACTTAAAATATTCGTTAACCCAAATAGCGTGTCCTGCATGCTTTAACGAGACGGAAGAATTAGATGTACGGATGCAAGCGCTGTTCCACCTTCCCATAACAGGCTCTTGGACCTCGGCTCTACCACAGAGAGGAGAGTGTGTTTCTAACATATTAGAGATCACCCCATCAGTTAATCAAGTTAGAGTAGGTTATAAGATAGATTTCACTGGTGAGTGGTCAACAGGCTATATGTATGAGCAGGGAACTGTAGCTCAGTCTGATTTCTTGTATACTACAGGTTATATGGCCGAAGCCAACTATAATAGAGATACTTGGCACGATTTATATATTTCTGATCATGATGTCGCCATACCCAATGCGTTCAAGAGCATCCACGGCTTTGATTATGTTGAACCATACGAGCTAATGTGGATTGATCCTTCATACGCCTTCGCAGTAACCCTATTTCGATCGGGAATGTCATTTTCTTGGGGCCCAAGTGGTAGTGATAGCGACTTCATGATAATGGTGGCATCATACGACCCCTATAGTGGTGTTTACTTGGGCAATATAGCCTGTATGGGCGCTGATACAGGGCAAATGTACATTCCACCCGAATATGCAGCCCTCTTGCCCACAAACACCCTTGCAAGCGTCCATTTCCAACGCCATAGGGTTAGCAAATTTGCATTTGACCACTTTCCCTCTTATAACTTCAGTGTCGCGATTGAGACGCATATGTTCTGGGAAGCGGTTGGTACGGGATACATTGAATGATAAAATTACTACAAATAGGAGACAAAATGTCTAAATTTACCTCATTTTTGCTGTTTTTACTGCTTTTTTACCCTCAAAACGGCTTTGCAGGTACTAAACTACTTAATAACTACCAAAATATGAATATATTGGCCGAAACACTACTAAATAACCCCCAACCAGATCGTAATGTGCAGTTTATTAGGTTTTATGAGTCTGAAGGGGTCTCGGGGAAGCTTCATATCTACTCTCCA